GGGTGCTGATTTATATTCCGAAGCAGCTATGGCTGCTAAAGGTATCCGCAAGGTAAAAATAGATAGGAAGAAAAGGATTAAGATAAATCCAGATCTTCTACCCCCGGGTTTGCTTGGGTTACTAAATTCTTTAGGAGACGATATCGATGCAGCGCGACAACAAGAAGAAACTGTTTCTGAAGGATAGTCGAGGGTTTGTCGAGCTGTACTTTACACCTGATGAAGTTCTTTCAATGCTAGAAATTTTAGCATTTACGCGTAGGTTATGCAATTCACTAATGACTCAGGAAAATTCCAGCATATCAGAAGACACTAAGAATCTTTTGCAAGATAAAACTCTCGCAGCTTCTCTATTAGAAGAGAAGATCAAAATGGACGCAGATCCTGGAAAACCGGACGGACCGCTACACTAAACTATACACTTGCTGCATGCGTGTAGCCCCCAGGTATAAAACCTAGGTTGGTTCATTGTCGGCTAATTTTAGCTAGACTTCCAGGTTATTTTTCCGATTCTAATCATCATAGACAATTTCCAACGAAGGAGACGCAATGAAACCATCTCGCATCCAAGAAGTTCTCGATCTTTCCCTTCAAGCTCGCTCTGTTAATAAAAACCTAAACCCATTGTTTGCAGGCGCAGCTGGTATCGGCAAGTCAGAGATTTGCCAAGCTTGGGTCAAAAAGCAGCAAAAGACAAGAAATCCAAACTTTGGTTTCATTGACCTTCGGTGCGCGTATTTGGAGGCCCCTGATTTTATCGGCTTCCCAGGCGAGTCAGTCGATGCACACGGCGCCGTGAGAACATCCCACCGCCTCCCAGAATTCTGGCCAACCGACCCGGAATCAGAGGGCCTTATCCTTCTCGAGGAACCTAACCGCGGCACGACAGCGGTCATGAACTGCCTGATGCAGCTCCTCACCGATCGAAAAGTTCACAACTACACCCTCCCAAAGGGATGGATCATCGCCGGCGCGATCAACCCGGATTCTGCCGAGTACGATGTAAACACGATGGATACTGCGCTCAAAAATCGTTTCGCCTCGTTCGAAGTTGAGTACGACCACAACACGTTCGTCTCCTTCATGGAAGAGAACAACTGGTGTCAGCATATCGTGTATTTCGTCAAATCAGGTACTTGGACATACAAGGACGCATCATCCGTCGGCAAAGACGCGGTCTACGTCTCCCCAAGAACATGGGCACAGCTGAACGCGGCCCATGCCGCTGGCGCCCTCGGCGATAAGCAGCTACACCGCATCATCGCTACTGCAGTTCTAGGCAAAGACATCGGCAACGAATTCTGGAAATTCGTGCACGATGACGCGCCTGTCACAGCGCACGATCTACTTAAGAGTAAAAAGAAAGCTCTGTCTAAGCTCAAGGAGCAGTCTAAGCCTGACGCGTACCAAGGCGACAAGATCGCGGTGACCGTTGAATCTATTATCAAAGAGTATGGCGGCATCGAGCCTAAAGATGATCAAATCGGCGAAGACGTGATGGTTGAAGTTGCGAAGATCATCTCTTCTGACCAGGCAGTCAACCTTCTAAAGGGTTGTGGCCTTAAGTCTCACAACGGCAACATCACAGACTTCTTCAAAGACTTTTGCAAGCGTCATCCAGATTTGGTTGACGTGCTCAAATCAAACATCAAACTAAGCGGCAACAAGTGAGATCGAGAAATCTGCGAGATAAGCGTCGTCATGTGTGGCGGGGGTCAACGATTTCCCCGTCTGACGCGAGAAAGATCTCCGCCACACAGGTTAGACACTCTAACGTGGTGCTTTGCATCCAGGCGTCCACCATCGATAGTATCGCCCTCCATCTCGGTCTATCAAAGATAGACGCGATGGCCAAGATTATGCAAGAAGTTAACAGCGTCGAAGAAAAACGCGGCGAACACCAGATTAAAATCATCAACACGCCGGTTGTCATGTGGATAAGCTTCAGAAAATACGAAAGCAAAATATGTGCTGAGATACAGCTCAGCACTAAAAATATCATAGTGTCTGTTGACAAGCTTTCATCTCTAGTTGCGGACGAAGCTCTGAAACGCGAGATGGATAGCCTTTAACCCAGATAGGAGTAGAGATGTTTACCAAAACCCTAACCGCAATCTGCGCAGTCCTGGCTCTGTCGTGCAACTACGAGCCACCTGTTAACAGTGGGATTGTTGAGTCCGCCAAAAATGTTACAACCTCTGATAGAGAATCAAAAGAGCTTGGCGATTACGCCCTCCTGATGATGCGGATTGTTAACGCAAATCTTTCTGATGTCAGGAGAAATGTCGTTGCGCGCAGCATCGTGAACGTCGCCAACGATATCTTCTCATCCCTGGACGAAAAGAAGCAATTTGTGGTGATGATCGCTATTGAGTCCAAATTCAATACCGATGCCAAATCGTCAGCTGGCGCACTCGGGCTTACGCAGATCATGCCTCAGTATGCCCGAGAATTCGGCACAGCGTGTGGTATAAAAGACTTAAGGGATGAAGACATGATTCACCCGGACGTCAACCTGATACTTGGGGCGTGTCGTTTCAAGGCGCTACTTGACGCTTTCAACGGTCAACCGGTACCTGCATTGGTAGCTTATAACGCAGGATTGGCATCTAACCAGTTAAAACAACTACAGTCTTTGAGAGAAATAACAAACACGGAGACTGCGTCATACGTAGTGAAATGGATTTATGTCAAAGATCAAGCGGACAAGCAAACCGAAAAGCGCAAAGTCCGGGTCAAAACCGCCAGTGGATCTGAGCAAGGCTCGAAGAAAGAAGATATACGCGCGCAAGAAGGTAATAAAAAACAGGAAGAATCTGGGACTTAAAAATAAGTGCGAGACGTATACTTCGTATTCTAACTATCTCGAAAATATAAAGAAAAAGGTAGCTAGAATACAAGCCATAATCGATCAGCTGAAGGAACTAGCGGATGACCAATCTAGATTCGACGAATGAATTTTCGGTCAAAGTGATATCGGTTACGCAGCCAGTCGACCAGTCCTTAGATCATGAGCAAATTATAGCTTACTGCGCTCGGGTTTCTAACCCAAACAACCAGAACAACACAGAGACAATGCCTAAACTCCTGAAATATCTTCAGGATCACAAGCATTGGTCTCCGTTTGAGATGGCCCACGCGGTACTCGAGATTGAGACTTCCAGGGGCATATCGCCCCAGATCCTTCGCCACCGGAGCTTCTCCTTTCAAGAGTTCTCTCAACGATATCAATCGGTTGATGATTCTGGCGTGGTGATATACGCGGCTCGACGGCAAGACAAAAAGAACAAGCAAAACTCCATAGACGATCTTCCGGATGAAATAAAGCTGGAATGGCAAGATCGCCAGCTCCAGAACTGGAAAACTACTTTTGAGCACTATACCTGGGCCCTGAACAACGGTATTGCCAAGGAGTGCGCTCGCTTTGTTTTGCCATTGGGGTCTAAAACTCGTCTTTATATGTCTGGTACTATTAGATCTTGGATGCACTTTCTCGAGACTCGAACCCACGAGTCCACGCAGAAGGAGCACCGAGATATAGCGATTGCATGCCGAGAGGCTCTAAGAGAACACTTCCCAAGCATATTCTAGAGGACACGATGTCAGACGATAAAGAGAAATCAAACGTAGTCGATTTATCGTCTAGGCGCACAAAGCCCGAAGAAAACGATCCCGAAGTCGAAGCCGTACTTCTTCTGTCCGACGATATCGATGATGTGCTGAACCGATATATCGCAGCTGGCACCCCTCCCGATCTAGTCGCAGCGGTCGTGTCTAACAGACTTGGAACCTTGCTAGCAGCGATGGAGGCTGCGGGTATATCAGATCCCATAGATGTGTATCTTGATATCGTGGCTCAAGAAGCCGCGCGGAAGCACGACGAAGATTAAAATCTCACTGAGGTCTAACTATGAAACTGTCGTTTAAAGATGGGTTTAAAGCTGGACTGGGTTTAGCTGCGGCGCAGCTCGTGTCTGGCGTGCTCTCGGTTTTGGTTATTATCGGCGTGTTGCTGGCGCTTTCTGTTTTCTTTGCTGGCTAGTCAGACCATGATCACGAAAATACCACCTCACAGTATTATCGGGTGGGCGGTGGCTCTGGCGAAACCGGTGATCGAAGAGGATATAACTCGGGCTTACACGATCATACCCTTCGCGTACTGTCTGTGGAAATTAAAGCTTAAAGGAATCAAGGTTGAAACGTTGTGATTGGCCAGATTTTGACTCATGGCCGTGGAGCATAGCTTTAGCGTCATCTCCTCTTCTTAAGAAGAGGAACTTCTTGCACCATGTAGGATACAAGCTCATGCGCTCCATGTGGAGGATGAAAGTTATATGAGATCTATATGGTAAGAATAACCTCCCCAAATACAGATGATTGGATGAGAGCGCTGATGGTGCTTGCTAGAGTTTCTTCGCACGGAGACAGCAGTGTTATGCCAATGCTGCTGTTCGCTAGAGCACTATGGCATTTGCGACTTAAAGAGTGATCACTTAACAAAGTAGGCTACATGAAATATAATTTAAAACCTTGCCCGTTTTGTGGAGGCTCTGCTCAGATGGTTGAGCGCTCACTTATGAGCATACTCGGTCATATTAAGGCTTACTCAATACACTGCGAAAGTTGCTATGTCTCAACATCAGAAATAGACGAATCAGATGACATAAAAGACAAATCGATTCAAAATCATCTCATAAAAATATGGAATACAAGAAAAAGTAAATACTTAATTGCCGATTGAAACACACGCGCGGTTACATTTTTAAATATATTTCCGAATCAAATGATCCTCAAACCCGAGGAGGAGATGCATGAGCCAGGCCAATCCGAGTACGAATACGAAGAAAGCTGCATTGAAGTCCGTCGTAAAGGACGACGTTTCGGCGGAACTCATGCAACAATGTCTCAACACGTCGTTGTACGAGTTGACCCGCATGCATCCGTTTGTCGGATCGACCCTGCAGGTCATGAACATTATGTACTCGTATATGCTGCCAACTGCCGGCGTGACATTTAACGCGGACATGAAACGCTATGAAATGTACATAAATCCCTATTTTTTCTGCCGTTCTTTGAATGATAAACAGCGCGTCGCCGTGCTCATCCATGAGATGGCCCACATCCTCAATCGTCATCTTATCCGCGTGCCTTTCATGAAAGTGTCTGATCACAAGCGGATGTTGCTCAACGTGGCAGGCGATCTCGCGATAAACCAGACAATCCAGCATCTTCCGCGCGGCTGCAAACAATGCCCTCCCCTCGAAGACCAGAAGCAAGGCGCTACCTGCGAGAATGAGTTGTGCCCCGGCATGTGCCTCGACGTGGCCGACTACTACGATGAAGACGAAGCCACCGGCAAGAAAACACCGTGGCCCAAAAATAAGCCGATGGAGATCTACTTCGAGAAGCTCATGGAGATGTACGAGGAAAACCCAGAAGATCCCGACACCAAGAGCATCCTCGTCTCGTCTGCTACCACTGACAACCTAGACGTCTCTCCTTCCGGATCCAAGCGCGGCAAAACCCTCACGTTCAACGGCAACGGCGCGCAAGTCGTTGATGGCCGTGACCTCAAGATTGGCCAGAACGTCCTCGTCAAGGATCAAACTGATGCCAGGGATAACGGCATCTACGTCGTGACGGCCGAGGGCGACGATTCTTCTCCTGCGATTCTTACCCGCCTCGAGGCTCATGACGGCTTCGACCAGACCGGCGTCGTGAAGCGCGGCGACGTCGCGGCACCCAGATACGGCACGAGTAACGTCGGTAAACTCTTCAAAATTGAAGGCGAAGCCGGTGAGATATTCGACGTCGACACTCAAGACATGATCTGGGAAGAGACGAAGGCTAAGGCCGGTAAGGGCAAAGGCAACGGCAAACCCCGCCAGTTCGACGTCCATGACTGGCACGCGAACGCCGAGGAGTCTGAGGTGCTAGACGCGACCGAAGACCTCGTCAAGCGCGCCATGGTCAAGCAGGGTCTCGGCTATGACGACCTCCCCTCGTCCATCAAAGAACTCCTGGACGACATCAAGTCTCGCAAGTCCGAGCTCAACTATAAAGGCCTGATCCTGTCTGCGATCAAGCGCTCCGCGTCTGGTCACGACCGCGACTACTCCTGGACACGCCGAAGCCGCAGGTTCGGCAACAAAGCCCCAGGCACGAAGGAAGGCGCACTGCCGAAGCTTTCCCTGTTCCTCGACACGTCTGGTTCGATCTCAATCGAAGAGCTCACCTCGTTCCTCGATATCGTCGATGAGTTTCTCAAGGTTGGCTCTAGGAAATGCGAGCTTAATTTGTTCAGCGATACCAACTACTACACCGATAAGTACAAGCTCGCCGACCGGTCGATGCAAGAGAAGATCCGCAAATCTGTCAGCATGGGCGGCACGTGCCTAGAATCAACGCTCAAGCGCATATACGAAACCAAACCTAACCTTTCGATCATCATCACCGACGGCTGCTACTCTGACGTCAAGTACGAAGAGTGGATGAAACCCGGTCAGCACATGCCTCAGGTTCTATGGATCATCTCCAAGGACGGCGTTGAAGATCATCCATTGAAAAGATTGGGCAACACGGTAAAGATACCTAAGTGAGGACAGGCGATGGCCGACATTACCAAATGTCCCGGTGTATACTTAACAGCGTCTGGGGCAAAGTCTTGCCCCTACGCTAAGGGGTGCTACCGTTACACCGTAAAACCATCCATGATGCAGTCGTATATGATGTACGGCCCGTATTCCTCTAAAAATCCACTTGGATGCGATTCGTTCTGGATTGATAGAAACCTTAGATTTACTCGAACAGATGAAGAGATAATGTTTGCAAGGTATATATCTCTTATTATTATGGATAACGTACCTAAAGTTGAATACGACGATGCTCGCGTTAAAATTCTTTAAACTCGTTGAAGAACAGGGATAAAATGATACTAGAAATTCGAAAATGGCCGGACCCAATTTTACGCCAAAAAACCGTAGCAGTGTCAGTGTTTGACGAGGACTTGGAAAAGTTGGCGCGCGACATGATCGAGACTATGCGCTCCGCGTCCGGCATTGGGTTAGCAGCTAACCAGGTCGGCGACTCGCGCTGCATGGCGGTCGTGGAAGTCCCATATCTACCTGGCGATAAAGTCGCAGAATATTTGGGCAAACCTATCGTGCTCGTCAATCCCGCCGTTGTTGAGACCGATGGCTCGGTGCTCAGCGTTGAGGGATGCCTATCGCTGCCGGATACGCAGGATACGATCCGCAGGTCTAAGACGGTTAAGGTGCGGTACCAGAATCTTTCTGGAGAACACTTAGAGATGGATGCTGAAGGACTCATGGCGCTCTGTCTGCAGCACGAAATTGACCACCTGAATGGTAAAACATTGATAGAGAAGGCATCGCGGATTAGAAAAGACATGATGATTCGGCGCCTTAAGAAAACAGGGAATTTGTGAGGAAAACATGAGTTTAGTAGATAAGATCTGGGATTTTGTAGAAGAATTGATAAAATCTAAGTGCGTCCGATGCGGAAATTCTGTCTCTGGTGGATCTAAAGGATCTAGGTGCTCTGAGTGCCGCGCTAAGTTGAACCGGGCGCGCCAAACGCCTGGCCACCCAGAGCGTGCGCAAAACAAGGCTCAGCAGGCGATCCGCCGCGAAAAGCACGGCAATGGAACTGCGACCCCGAAGTCTAAAGGTAAGGCAAAATCCAATAAAGAACTTGCGGCTAAGATCCAGCGTGCCGAGAAGAAGACAGGTCAGAAACTCTCCCCTGATCGCAAGAACAATGGCGAAGGTTACAATTCTAAGAATACCAGGGCCGTGCCAGAAAAGCTTAACCGCGGACGCCATAAAGTAGACGGCAAAAAGCTCCGCGAGTGGAAGAAGCGTCTAGCAAAAACTGGCATAACTGAACAAGAACTTAAAGTACTGCTAAAAGCAAAGCTTGAGGAAAAAGAGTAATGATTTTTCAAGTAATCGCACTTACTGCCCTAACCATCGGCGTATCCATGATCTCCTACTGGGTAGGTAGAACAGTAGCCATGAATCAGATTAAAAGGTATTTGGAAAAATACTTGATGATTGAGAGGGTCTCAAATCAAGTATCAAGACCGTCAAAACCTAATTTGTACGTTTTTAACGGCGGTAAAAAATCTGAGGATAGACCGTCTAAATGAATTTTGAGTTTAAAGTGTTCGCCGCATGGATCGCATCGTTTATCTTTGCGATCCTCCTCTTTCCCAAAGAGCGCGGCCGCGATAGTAGCCTTATATGGCTATTCTTCGTGGCGCCTTTGGCATTTATCTTATTGCTGGGTTACCGCGTTTCGAGACTGGACGAAGAACCTATAACTGTATCGAACAATGAGTTTATAGTCAAATATAAACTTTTTATGTCGCTGCACAAGCTTAAGGTCCGCAGCATAAACAAGATGATCCAGCGTTAATTTCCGAATCAAATGATCTATATCCGTAAACCTGCGAGGTATAAATCATGCTCACTCAGATTCACTTAAAGCTGATCGAGCTCGACCGCCGGAAAGAAGAAGTAAAGAAGTTCTTCGAAGAATACAAATCTGCCGTAGATGCACTGGTCTCACAGCACGGCATCAATCACGCTTTTCAAGATGACCAGGGCATCGTTTATCAATTGGTCGAATTAGACGGCAAATGGGTAAACTTTGAAAAGTTTGGCGTCGAGCGGACTAAGCGCCCCGGTGAGGCGAGAGGATCCCTCTCCGTCAAGAAGGCCAAAGAACTCGGCTTCAACGTAAAAGAATAAGAGGAAAAGATGGTTATTCTTAAAGATTCTTACTATGAATCCATGGACCCGATATCGCAGATGGTTGAACCGCTCATTTCGCCTCTGCTAGATGTGGCAGAGATCATACCGCATAAATATGCTATACCATTTTCTCAAATAAGAGATCGTGTTCTTGAGTCGTTTAATCTTCTCAATCATAAAGATTCATCTATTTCACTGCAAAACGTATATAACAGTGCATATTTCTCAGCGGCCGAGCTGCTAATCGAGCACACCGACGCAGAGAAACATCTACTGAAACTGGATAATGCGCACCGCGGGTACTACAAAGATCTCTGGGACGTCACCATGCCCATGGATAATATATCGTTTGAGTTGACGCAAGCTGATTCTGCAGACTTCGGAGAAGTCATCCTGCATTTCGACGATAGCGGTCTAAAGCCAGAAATACTAAAAAATAGATTTTTACTTATTTTTCGAGAAAAAATCAACAAGGCGTACGCTAGCAAAGAGCAAGTAAAGCTACTCGTCGATAGCCTATCCTTAAGTCCCAGCCTGGTTAAAGGCAAAACTCACAACGCCGTTTACCGTATCGCGTGCGAGCTTAGCGAACTTATCGATGCAGATAAGTGGCGGATTAGATCTACATCTGTGATGGTGGATACCGCAGATGCTATTGTTAGGGTTTTAGAAGCTAAGCAGGGCTGGGGAGAAGATCTTGCAAATCTTGTGCATCTTAAAATAATGACCCATAGCAACAGTCCGATTTATACTTTCACAAAGGTAAAAGAATGAACTACGTTCAAAGCCTTAAGGCAGATATAGCAAATCTCTCTGTCAAGGTGCTTATGAAAGCAGACCATCGCCACACCTGGACAGGTAGGAATAAGTCAATTCGCTTCGAGACGTGCATAGAAATAGATACGCCAAACAAATTCATTGACTCCCTCTTTATAAGGGGTACCATCGACGGCGGCGTCAGTCTTGAAGACACCTACATCCACGTAGTAGAGAATGCGACTCAGCGATGCGTAGATTTTCTAAAACATACACCTAAAAAAAGCAAAGTCGCCCAAAAAGGTGCAGAAGATCTGCGCGCCATATACCGAATAATGTGGAAACTAGCAGCAGACGACGTGATATCCGAAATTATATTGCGCACATGCGACGTGATCGAAAAAGATCCTAAATTCACTGTCAAAGACATGCTTAACGTAGTTAAACTGCTCAAGGTTCGGGCATCCCAGCACGTATCAAATCTTTTTACCGAGGAACAAAAATGAGAAAAGTGACCAACGAAGACATTAAAAAATATTACGGCATGGTTGACCATTACATTCGCAAGTCGGTGGTTAAAAACTGGAACGAAGCATCAATGGTTAAATCCAAACAAAATGTTGCACTAGGCAATTCCGGTCTGACCGTGGCAGATATCCGCCAGTATCTCCTGATGGAGGTGGTCGTCGGCCTGCAGAAGTATAACCCTGAGTACAGGACGGCAGAAGGCTTGCCTGTCAAAGAGTCAACCTTCATATTCCGGCACCTTCAGAATCGCGGCGGCCAGATGATGAAACGCGTCACCAAGCGACGCTCTGGCTACGGGTTCTGGACCGTTCAGATTGAGAAGGCCTTAGGCGAGACCAAGGAAGAAGCATGAGAACTTACAATAACATACATCAAGCGTATTTAGGCACGATCCAAGATGTCCTAGACAATCCAGATTTTATCTGTGCTCCTCGTAGCCAGAGGATACTAGAGAAGACAGACTATTCATTTCGAGTGCGAGTGCCGTCTTCTGAGCCGGTCGTCACAGCCGATCCAGAAAGAAACCGTATCATAGCAGAGTATACGGCAAAAGAGATGGCCCTATACGATTCCTGCTCAAATTCAGTTGAGGACTTCGCTAAAGCTTCTAAGTTTTGGGAGAAGATCGCCAACCCAGACGGGACGATCAACTCGGCTTACGGGTATCTGATTTGGAGTAAGAGATCTCAAGGCAACCCTGAGATGGAAAGATGGATAAACCCGTACATACATCCAAAACTTACAGATCGCACTCCCTGGGAGTGGGCAAAGCAGACTCTCATTGCCGACAAAGACACACGCCAGGCTGTAATGGCATTCGCACTACCCGAGCATCGCTGGGCAGGCAACAAAGATCAGGTTTGCACCCTGCACGGGAACTGGCTGATCCGCGATGATTTGCTAAATTTGTCAATCGTTATGAGGAGTAACGATTTGTCGAAGGGGCTAGTGTACGATCTGTCGTGGTTCGTGAGCCTAATGGATAAGATGGTTCAAGAGCTAAAACCTACTTACCCAAACCTCCACAAGGGAACTTACACGCACACTGCGCACTCAATGCATATCTATGAACGCGATATTCCGCAGATGAAGAAGATGCTGGGACGCAGTTGAGCTGATTAACTTGGGTATAAAAAATCAAAGGTTAATCAACGTTTCGGAGAAATCATGAAAAAGATCGCGTCATTTCTAATGTGCATTCCGCTGTTCTTGGGGGCAAACGCTGCCGCGGCGACTACTCGCCACGTGGTTCCTAAAGGTGAAAGAACTTTTTATATCACAGGACAAATCGACCCGTCTGCTCTACCTGTAGCAAATGGCATCGAAAGGGTGTCTGCTGCAAGTTCAGATCCAATTCACTTAGTTATTAACTCTCCCGGCGGCATGGTGCTTGTGGGTTTTCAGGTCGAGCAGGCGATGGATATCGCACGCAGCCGTGGAGTTAAAATTGTGTGTACTGTCGGCGTTATGGCGGCAAGCATGGCTTTTCAGATCCTGTCACACTGCGACGAGCGGTACGCACTAAAGAAAACCCTTTTGTTATTTCATCCAGCTCGAGTGATCGTTAGAGATCCGATGACTGCCGACCAGGCACTCATGGTTGGCCACGAACTACGAAAAGTAGACAAGCGAGCCGACAAAGAAAACACCGAGATGATGGGCGTAAAAGATCCAAAATGGCTTGAGCTGCACAATCGCAACGAAACCCTGTGGGTCGCAGAGGATCTCGTGGAAGAGACGCCTAAAAAATGGCTCAAGATCGTAGATGAAATTGAAACGCCAGATGGCATTTTTAATCTAGAAACTAGAACTGGTTCTAGCTCTAATCTAAATGAAAAATCTCAAGAACTTAGAAATCTACCGTGGATCATAGTGAACGACTGATATGGTTTCAGAAACGTCTGCAGCTCAATGGTTAGCAGATCACGTTGGTGCCGATTGGCTTAATGTGACGCGAAAGTCTAATGACATCGTCGGTACCAACTTTTTAGTAACGCTTAGATTCAATAAAGATTATTGTCAAAGTCTGATGAAACTACACTGCGATTACTCATCTCATGCAGAGTTGCATCAAACTTTGATAAAACACATATCTCAGATGCGCGACGAATTCTTCCTGCTTAACATGCACGCTCTTCCCAATGAAGAGGGTGTAGAACTCGAAACTCGGTCAAGGAAATAGCATGGGGTGCGATTCTCACTTCTTTCTAGAAAGAAGAGTAAATAACGGCCCATGGCACTTAGACCCAGGGCATAAGTTTCTTGAAGATCCTAGGGATGGAGGAGTCCATCCTTTGGAGATACCCTCTCTCTCTGGGAGAAGTTATTATTTGTTTGGCTTGATTGCAGGAGTCAGGTCCTACGACGTAACTCCTATCGCACAACCTCGTGGCTTGCCCAATGACGTTAGCAAAGAAATCTTATCTTATTTTACAGATTACAAGCCAGACTTTCACACACCGACGTACTTAACGCCTAAAGAGCTCGAAAAAGCTTTAAATAAATACTATAAATATATAAGAAAAGCGCATCCTGAAACTGATGAGCTCTATCTATCCTCGCTAATTGACGCCCCTGCAGAAGACGCTTTTAGATACAACACGCGACTAAGTGATGATTTCATCAGGATTAACTCGTCAATCATAAAATATATCCGATCCCATCTTGATTGGGAAAAAGTAGAGAATAAATTATTAGGCGCAAAGAACAAAACCGAGTACAGAATAATCGTCTGGTTTGATTCGTAATTGATGGAGATTTCTATGAGCTCTTCCGATGGGTTTGTGCCTCAGATCGAGTCTATGGACCTTAGATCGCTATATGATCAACTTTTTATCGTAGCAGTCTCAACTGGCGCCAGGGATGATGGACGTCTCCTGGCTAAGACCATTCACGGCCCGTACTTGTTCGATGAGATGGTGGGCGAAGTCGGGAGGATGTGGAACGAATCGCAAGATAACGCGAAAGTCTACATCCTAGAAAAGGATTATAAAAAGAAGCCTAAATGGCTAGACGCCAAAACTATTGACTATATTCAGGCAAAATACGTGGATATAATCATGGAGCGCATGATTGGATCAGATGACAAGCCATATACGGTTGTAGCTGGCGTGGTAGAAGATCGCGAAACAGAAGAAACAAAACAGCAGGAGAATACTGATGTCTGATTTAATTAAAGAATACGCTGGCGGTATGCCATGTAAAGGTCACACAGAAGACGGCGATTCTTTGCTATGGGCCGGTCTCCTTCATGCATCTGGGATGAGGTTAGATGAATCTATTGTCGCATCCCAAACAGATGATGGGCAATTTTTTAGATCCCCTCTGCGTGCAGAGAACGCTCGCCACGGTTTAGTTGAACTGAATTCATTCAGTCGAGATATGTCAACTGGACTTAATTTGGCCGCCGCTGCGGACTCTGCGCCATTTAAAGTTATTGATGCGTACGAGGCGTGGATCGATTATATCCGTAAAAATGGATGCAGGGCATGCAAAGACACCGATGGCAGATGCATAATGACGCCAGCTAACTTCTGGATGGCTTCGTACGCCGGAGCAGACAACATCCCAGTTGGGTATGAGCTTACAAGATGGTTAAATAAACCCTATTTGCTTGTGGCGTCTACTTTTAACCCCAAAGGGTTCCAACTTCATCTAGTTGGCGTAAGCATATTCGCCATGGTTTTCCATTATGGTTCGCGAAAAAAGCTCCCTATCTCGCTGAGATTGGCCTGCGCGATGCTTAAACGACGCCAACCAAAAAACGCTTTCTTCGCATGGCTAGCTGGTGACAACGAGCATGCTAAAAAAATTAATGACGGTATCAAAGCACACCTAGCGGTCAACGGCCAGGGCGACAGAAGGCACCAGTGGTGCTGGGAGCGCGACGACGCCGAAGAAGCTTGGCGCGATTCTTGCGGGTGGGATGTAGAGTTTATTGATAATTTACTAAAACTGTCTATATAACATAGAGTAAACGTATGGTACGCTCAGCGATCGCAGTTGCATTGCTCACCTTTTCGACAAGCGCCTTCTCTTTTGAAGAACCAAAATGCTTGTCGAAGAACGTTGATTTCTGGTACGACGTGTACACGAAATTTGATGAAGGTGACGCGCTGATACTGGACGCCGAGTCTCCTGATCTTACCGTAATAAACAAGGCAAAACTGCCGCTGGACGAAAAACAAAGAAAACGGTTTCTCAAAAACCTAAAAAAGTCATACGAGAAAGATTCTAAGAAGGTTAGGATCGTGACCGGTATACGGTCTAAGTTTGTAGAGGGTCTCAAGAGGGACGCCAAATACCGCAAAGACGTGGAACACCAGATTAAAAAACTAAATCTGCCAATCGAACTTTCGGCGCTTCCGCATGTTGAGTCTAGCTATAACCCGAGGGCAAGATCTAAGGTGGGCGCAGTCGGCATGTGGCAAGTCATGCCCGCGACAGCTAGGATGCTGGGATTCAACCCTAAAAATTTGTTCTCGCCCAGCTATAACACTAAAGTAGGTCTAGCCGTCTTGATGGACGCCTTTTCTAAGCTCGGATCATGGCCGCTCGCGATAACAGCGTACAACCACGGCGTCAACGGCGTGTCAAAGGCAGTAAAAGAAACCGGCAGCACAGATATTTGCACAATAATGTCAGAGTACGATGGTCCCAGGTTTGGAGTATCGAGCAGAAATTTCTACGCGAGCTTTCTTGCCGTTTTGAGAATCCTGAAGGATGAGGGCGTACTAGATGAGTGAAGTTGGCAAAATACCCGCTCTCGACAAGGGTTTTGTGCAGCTTAGATGCTGCGCGCCAAACTTTCACGATTTAGAAGTAATGAAGTCTGAACTGTTCCGCGGAAACCTGACACCACAGCTGATAGAAACTGTCCACGTCTACTTAAATGTTAAGTGTCCATACTTTCTTCTGATACCTTTGCTGTCGTCCGGAATAAAGGCGATATCTCGCCCTGGAGCGCCCAGCGACGCGTATGTGCCTAGGGTAGACGACATAAAGTCCGGAAACCATGAATCGGATCTAGAGATCCAATACTCTATGAATCTGACCATAGATTCGTTAATGCTCAACCAGAAAGCTTATGCTAAAGATGGCTGCAACCCGTTCGTTGCGTCGGTGACCACGCCAGTCGCCGCATACTGGGAAGGAGTGATGTTTGGCCTGATGAGAGACTGGGTGCGCTTCGCTGCCGCACCTGGGCTGCACCCTCTGGTAAAAGAGTACCAGAAATCAGTTGTGGATGCACTTTCTGTAGAATACAAAAACATTAACGATATCATGCGTATAATACCAAAATGAAGAAGACTAAAAAGCCCAAAAAAGTCGATGCCAGCGAGCCAGAGCTAACATACTGGACCGAGATAACGTATATCTGTCCAACTCGCGGCAAAGTGACTGAAAAAGTTCAAGTGAAGAAACTTAAACCGCAGCCCGTACCCGATGTGGGTCAGAAATACGAGCTAGAAATTCTTAAAGAAGCGGCGGAAGATGACGAATAACATCTTAAAAAAGACGCTAGAAGCTAGTCAGATTGACTACAAAACGTACATAAATCTCAGCGCCTATTTTAGGACCTATTTGTCCAACTGCGCCAAATTTGGTATCCCAAATCCTAAGAGCTCATTTGGGACGAACGACGTAGTTATTAGAAATATAAATAAATCGCCAGAAACAGACGCGTATGGTGTGACTAAGAAATGGAAAGTTGTAGCATGCGCGTATGGACTAATTATTGGTCGAAGAATACTTCCTAAGCGATTGGGCCGGATAGAAGTCATAAACGATATAGCGCGCTCGCAGCATCAGGTGACGGTAGAGCCAGACCCTGACTTTATCGACAGTTTCTTACTCGGCGACGAGTCATTCGACCCGAATTCTAGATTGAATAAAAGTCTAAAACTTAGAAAACAGGCCTCAAAGTATAATAAATCTATATCCAAAAAGATCACTGCTCACAACGAGGCAGAAGATTATTTTGAATCACTTTCTGAAGGCGATGTCATATACTCATCGTCTTCTTTGATAGGTCTCACCACTCATCCGCGGTCTTTTACCGTGGTAAAGATTATACGCACCATGAAGTGCGTAGACTTCATAATAGTTCGTCTCAAATCATCGACAGAGATATCTATAAGGCCTCGATCGATATTGAAATGCTTTGTTACTACGCAGCAACCGTACCCATTATCCAAGATCATCTCAAAATGAGACCATCAAAACTGTCGTTCTACATGGCCATGGCTGAAACAGCTGCGTCTAGGTCGCATGACTTAGAAACTAAGGTTGGCTCGGTGTTGGTTAAGGCTGACACTGGGGCTATCATAGCCACAGGCTGCAACGGTTTTGTTCGCGGCGCAGACGATGAGAAGCTTCCGGGAACGAGACCTAAGAAGTACGACTACATAGTGCACAGCGAGATGAACTTGATCGCCAACTGCGCGCGGCATGGAGTTTCTACAGAAAACTGCTTCGTGGTGTGCACGATGACGCCGTGCAAAGTCTGCATGAGGATGCTGTGGCAATGTGGGATAAGCCGAGTAGTGGCTAAGAATAAGTATCGCGACTTTGATTCTATACTGACGATGGGTGACCTATCGGTCTCAATAAAAGAAGTTGAAGGTCTTATAGATTTAGAGTACGGAGGCAAGAGATGAAGGTACTTTTTGTTGGTTCAAATCCTGGATCCGCAAGCCCAGACAACTCTGCATTTCATCCGAGTTCTAAAACCCGTCTAACGTTAGACTCATGGCTCAGGGGCATAGATTGCGAGCGACACTACGTCAACGTAGCGGATTACAAAACCTCTAACAACCGAGCGCTGACCTCTAAAGAGATCAGATCGCTTCTGCCGTCTCTGCAGAGTAAGATAGAATCTTACAAAGATTGCAAGATCGTAGCCGTAGGTTCAGCGGCCGCAAAGGCACTAAAACTTATCAACGTGGATTTTCTTGCCATACCGCACCCATCAGGTCGCACTCGGCAATACAACGACAAGGCTTTCAAAGCCGCTACGATCAACGCCTTGATTTTTTTTATAAAAGGGTATAATATCAATACGGGTGTTTGATCTGCCTGCAAGTAGATCATGAACGATGCGACTGCTCCGTCTTTGCAGAGAACCTGTGCGCATCTTAGCCTGCTATTAAAAGGGTGGAGAGGGAGTCAGGGCCCTTTTTTATCAAATGGAGTGCCTGTAGGATTATCGACTTGTCTCGATTATTCCGAATCAATTAATACGTACAACGCGCAACCTAAAAGGAGAAAGCGCATGGTTACTCCCCGCAATCTTTCCAAAGTCAACAGCAAAAACTACACCGCAGCTTTTGACGGCCTCCGCGACAGCGTGAAGTTCACCCTCGCGTCCTCAAAAGACCGGTTTCCAACCGTCACAGCTGGCCGTCTCGGCATCCCTGCTCGCAAAAATCTGAGCAAAATTAAAGTCATCTTGGCTTCCAAGAAGACCCTGGCTTCCGGCACCGGTGCCACGTACGTAGTCGAATTTCGCCTGAACCGCTTCGTCACTAGCAGCAACGCGACCTTCATCGCTACCAACTGGCCAAAAGGTCTCCGCAAACCTAAGGTTGGTCAACCTTACGAGTTCGCAGTTCTTTCGATCGAGTCTGCCTAATTCAGATAGGGGTTTCGCCGTGAACATCTTTTTTACGTCCGCTGATCCAATCGAATGCGCAACCGCATTAGATGACAAGCGCCTAGTTAAGATGCCAGTCGAGTCTGTGCAGATGCTATCGTCTGCTATTGCTCGGCACGGCGGAACCCCTGTATACCGCGTCGCCTGGACCAGGCATCCGTGCACGATCTGGTCTGGCGACTCCCGCGAGAACTTCGAATGGCATCTAGAGCACCTGAAGGCGATGAATGATGAATTTAGAATTAGGTATGGTAAAGACCACGGGTCGTTTAATGCGGGTTACGCTGCGCTTAAAGCTCAGATCCAGAGGATACCCAGCATCGGTCTTACGCAGTTTCCTAACTGCTCACTGTACAAAACTGTATCCGACGTTCACGAAGCTTACCGATTAGGTTTCCACGAGAAATGGAAGAACGATAAGCGCGCTCCGCGGTGGACTAACCGCACGCCACCATCGTGGTACAACCCCCAAGAATATAAGGGGACAGCGCAATGATCGATAAATTAAACGCGAGAATGATCGATCTCTCTGAAGAGGCAGAAGTTCTGGTCAACAAAAGATCAGAGCTACACGACGAGATCGAAAAAATAAATGTTAGATTAGCCCACTTAGTGGGCGCCATGCAAGAACTGGATTCACTTAAAAGGAGTTTAGAAGATGGTAACGCGGAAGAAAAGCAAGTCTGAACCTAAGAAAGTCGCAAAGAAGGTTCGCGAACCTAAAGTTCGAGCGAATAAAGCAGAACAATCGTCCGCGGCTTGCGCAGTTAGCGATTGCGTAAAAGCTGCGCCACAAGGCGCAAGAGAATTCTTCTCAGAGCTTCTAGCTATTTACGGCAATAAATACTATATTTTGCTGCTTGGCGCTGCGGTGGGCTTTGCCGCCGGCGTGGTAATTGATCACTTGTTTATTAAAGGGTGATCTACATTAATAAGGTAAAAATAAAGGCGGCTATAAGCCGCCTTTTACAGTTTATAAACCGTAAATCAATTATTGAGCGCGAAGAGCGATGTAGAGATCGTCGACAACTGCGAGACCAGCAGTTAAAACGTTGGAAGGCAAGGTGTCCGCGGCAGTAACGACGTCAAAAACTGCGCCGCCGGTGGTTCCTTGCTTTACGCGGACGACGATATCGCCAACTTCAAGTTCGGCCCATTGAGCACCGCTAGCAGCGGTTCCGGTGGCTTTTTTGGCCATAACAACAGCATGGGATCCCAGGGCGGCAAGAAGCTCATTCTTGGCCGCTCGGTTTGCTAAGGCGACTTCTAGGACTCTTTTGGACTTGGTAGACAGGATCATAGTGACTCCGATAAAGTTGAGGCGCTGCAACATGCAGCGGCACTATGGTATCAATATATCACGTTATTTACTTAAGATCTCATACATCAAAGATGCAAAACCAATCAAACCACCAATGAAAGCGCTTATTTTTGCTACCACTTTTATGATTGTCTGCTTTTCTATGTGCGACTTCTCAAGCGGTTCTAGTCTCGAATCCATCTTGTCGTTCATAGCCTTAAGTTCACTTAGAGCTGCCTCATTTAGCTCAGTTCTGCGCATGTGCTCTATCAGAGATTCTGTATTCTTTTCAAGCGTTTTTCTGATATAGGCGATCTCGTGGCCCATCTGGCGGTCTGTGGCGATATGCTCACTGAAATCTTTATGGAAATCCGACATGGATGATTCTAGGCTCGAAATACGCCGCCCAGTTTCCTGGACGGTATCTTTCACAAACTCTAAGTCCTTACTAATCAAATCAACTTTATCGTTTTCCATAAAGATCTCCTACGCGCGCATAATATCTATTATGTCACACTAATGCTCCAGCTTTGTGAATTCAGGATCGAAGACGCGGGCACTGCGACGAAGTTGTTATTCTCGTCCTCGACGATGATCTTGTGTATGACGAACTCTTCTGTGTCGCGGGTTATGAACTGTCCAGACATCTGTGAAAAGTCTGTGATAACAACAACAACGCGCTTGCTCGACGTTATTGATTTATAGATCATGTGCACTTTTTTCCAGTTTGATGGCTTAGAGAGTGTTGGGTGGCTTGCAACCGCTGGAAGTGTTTTGATCTCGTCCTTGTTGGACGCGATGACAACAGGTTGGTTGATCTCTACGGATTGTGTAGGTATTTCGACCAGACTGTTAGCCGTTTTCTGAGCGGCGGCAACATACACACTCTTGTTTCCAGCGGCGTCCTTTGCGATCACGTTAAAGTAGTAGGTCGTATTAGAAACGAGATTACTAATCAATGCGTGCGTTGCGCTAGAATACGCTTTAACGATGGTTCCATTTGCCTCAGTGTCTGCAACTGTTGAAAAGTCAGGGGCGACGCCTAAGTTAGACATAGCCATTCTTAATTGATACTGAATCTGCGAACCAGTGGACGTATTGTCTTCTGCAGGGTTCCAAGTCACGATCATGCTATCTTTATCAACAGAGTTAAAAATAATAGCACCACCGCCGCCTGGTGTTGGGCCTGTTGTATCGGCTAATGTTGTCATAGAAACGGCATTATATGCAGACATGTTACCGAAAGAATCTCTTAACACAACATTAAAATAGTATGTAGTTAGAGGACTAAGATTTGCAATCGTAACGACCGAAATATCCTTAGTAAAGGACTTTACTTGCGTGCCATTACTCAACGTGGTAGGGAGATCCTCCATATCGTTTGAATACGACATATACACCGCATATTGCAGCGAACCTTCGGAGGTGATGTTATCGCTACCTTTTGTCCAATTTAACACGCAGCTATCGGCTGTCACCATTGACGCACTCAATATGCCCGAATTACCTGGCGACGGAACTGTTGTGTCTATGATTGTTGTCGCATAGGTTGGTGCGTATGCAGCCTCATTCATTGAGCGATCTTCAACTATTAGGTTGAAGTAATACGTAGATGATGGATTTAAACCTGTAACTGTATAACTTGTTTCACCGTTTACAAATAAAGCACAAAATGTTCCGTTTGTTTTTGCCTGAGCGACAGTGGTAATGTTATTACTTAGCGATCTATAGAGCCTGTATTCAAAATCTGAATTAACATCGACGTCATCAGACGCAGGCGACCAAGACAACGAAACGGACGTTTGCGTTATGCCAGTAGTCAAAATAGCACCATTAGCGCCAGGTACAGGCGGGGTGACATCTGCTGCAGTGTATACGGCTCCAGCTGTGTATGCTGTTTTGTTTCCAAACTCATCCTTCGCAACAACATTAAAGAAGTACTGAGTTCCAGGTTCAAGATCGGTTATTATAGCATACGACACGTCTGCTAAATAATCTTGCACCAAAACTGAAGCCGATTCCATTTGATTTACGCTTGCAACAGCCGTAAGAAGTTGAGACATATACACCGCGTATTGTATCTCATCTTGTGGTGTTGACTTATCAGTTGCCTTAACCCAAGACACGCGAAGCTGTTGTTTTTCAATCTGACTAAATGTCAACGAACTGTTTGAAGGCAGCAGCGGACCAGAAACGTCGGCAGATGTTGCCACCGTTGTGGTTTGGTATACCGCTTTGTTGCCGGCAACGTCCATGACCATAACATTTGCATAGTAAGTAGTATTAGGCATCAACCCGGCAACGGTCGCTGTATTCACATCCGACGTGAAAGGCATAGCAATTATGCCATTTTTAAATGTATCAACCGTGTTTATGTTATTTTGCGTAGATACGCGAACTTCATAACGTAGACGATTCTGAGCAGAATAATCGTCAGAAGCCTTATTCCACCCTAAAACAAAACTAGATTCATTAACGTAGCTAGTTGTAAGAGCTCCGCTTACCCCTGGCGTTGGCGCACTAGTGTCATTAAATGTCCAAACCCTAGCCGCATTGTATGTGGTATGTGCCGCAGTGGCATCTCTGACAACTACGTTCACCATATATTCAGTGGCGGGAAGAAGGTTGGTGATCGTGAACGACGTCATGCCCTGAGTGTACGGTGATGCTTGTGTAACCAGTCCCTGCTGAACATGTACCTCAATGTTATCAGCGTTGTTCATCGCAGGGAATTCATTTTTCAAAAAAGCATTAGTTTTACGAGTCGCATAGTAAACAGCATACTCAAGAGATGAGGCCGCTTGAGATTCATCAGATGCGGGAGACCAAGATAGATTTAATGAGCCAGATCCGGCAACGACAACGTTAATCTTGCCGCTATTGCCGACGACAGGTGCAACCCACTGAGAGGATGTTTTTGCAAACACTGACGCATACCCGGATCTATTACCAGCAGCGTCGACTGCCATGATGTTGTAGTAAAAACCAGTATTGCCAGGCAGATTAGAATCACGGAACTGGACATAGCGAGTTGAATTGTAAATTAACTCATACGTATACGGATTAATCCACGGGACTACAACAGCATTGCCGACGTAGGTGCCGTTTGAAATCATTTGAGCAACAGTTGAAATATTGTTACTAGACGAGCGGTATACGCGATAAATTACGTTTTGTATGGGCGTAACGTTATCAACAGCGACAGTTGCGTTTAAGTTGATGTAATTATAGCCAACGTGAGTAATCTCGATATTGCCGACACCAGGAACAGCGGGTGCGGAGGTGTCGTTAAGTGTTAGCGCATTCACTGGTGCATAAACTGATTTATTGCCAGCTTGATCTCGAACAACAACGCCAAAGAAGTAACGAGTGTTTCTATTCAGTCCGGTTGCCGTATAGCTGCCGGTGTTAACAGTCCAATCGAGAATCTTAGTGCCAGCTTCGACAGACGCAACTGTTTGCGACATTTGACTGGTTGAACGATACACTGCATACTCTAACAGGTTGGAAGCCGTCTTGTTGTCTGTTGCCAATCCCCACGTCAACGATATTGTGGTATCGGTTACGCTACCGGTGCTCAGCGAGAGCGGCGCAATTACCGGCGGAATGTTTTCATTAAGCGTGGACGTAGCCAAACTTGTATACGCAGTTCTGTTTCCAGCTCCGTCGCGTGCGATTACGTTAATATAATACGGAGTTCCATCTGTTAAACCGGTAATTGTGTAACCATTTGTCGCAGCTATACCCAATCCACTATAAGTACCAGATATAACTAATATCCCGTTTGCCAATATATTTGACACGCTGCCGATATTGTTAGAAGTGGAGTAATAAAGATCATACTGTACGGTAGATGGGGAATGAATATCCGTTGCTTGACCCCACGAAACTTTGATACTGTTTGGCGTTCTGTTTACAAGGGTTAATAACGTGGAATTGTTCAACACTGGTGGGTAAATATCACCCGGCGTAGTAAATGTAATTTTAGAATACGCGGTTTTATTGCCCAAAGAGTCTTCTGCGACAATGTTTACAGAATACTGCGTACTCATTGCGGCGGTCGCATCTGGAAATTGAAATTCAGTTCCATCGGTGCCCATCACAACCCAGCGTCTTACGTTGGTGATGCTTTCGATCTCTTGAACAGTCGACATCGAAGGGCTGCCAGGCGCAATGTATACGGAATATTTGATATTGCCTTGCGATGTCTGATTGTCCGTTGCGGCATTCCAACTTATCTTTACAGTGGGCGACATAGAAAGTGGAGAAGAAATGGAATTTGTTATTAAAGATATGTTTGAATTGCCTACCGAAGGAGCGGTGACATCAACTTGCGATCTGCCTGCTTTCGACACGTATGCAGCCTTATTGCCCTCGGTGTCTCTTACAATAACATTAAAGAAATAGAATTGACCAGGTACAGGCACGATTACGTCGTAAAAACCGCCGTTGGTAAATGTAGCCCAATCGCGTACCACAATACCGTTAGCTTCTGCATCCGCAACTGTAGATATGTTGTTTAGCGGAGAGATCACGATCTTGTATTGATTTTGCGAAAAGTGCGAAAAATTATCAAGAGCCAGCCCGTACTGAATCGTGACAGCGCTATATCCATTAGGCGTTAACGTCAAAATTCCCGAGTTTCCTGGAACTGGAGCAGAAGCATCCGACGAGTTTCTGTTGCTGACAGTTTGATATTTTGCTTTATTCCCACGGGAATCGCGCACAACAACAGTATAGTAACGCGTTAATGACGCGACTAGGCTGATATTTGCGGTCACCAAATCTTTAGTGAAAGGAATTTCAAATGCCGCGCTAGATCCAGGCGCAGAAATTGCATCTAACGAACCTAAATTAGATTCATCAGAACTATAGTATAAGGCATACTCTAGATCAAGCGAGTTGGTTATGTCGTCTGTGGCTCGAGACCACGACATCGTAAAACCAAAAGATGTTACATTGGATTTTGTAATAAAACCACTTGCACCCGGCACTGGTGGCACAGCGTCTTGCTGAGTTGTCTTTGAGAAAGACGAGTATAGTGTTTTATTGCCGGCTTCATCTTTTCCAATAAGAGCAAAATGATACGTAGTGCCGGAGTTTAAATTCGGCACGACGATATCAGAAGTGCTGGCTATATAATCTCTTGCTAAGATCCCGTACTGCTCAATGTAAGCTATACTAGTTGAGCTGGTGGGCACTCTATATAAGGCATATTGTATGTTTTGAGAAGAAGTGAGATCGTCCTGGGCGGCCGAGTAGGAAACAGTGATTGAATTGTAGTCTGCCGTAGCGGTTGGCTGAGAGCTGTAAGTTGGACCAGTTGTATCTGCGAGCGTACTAACAGAGGCAGACGTATATGCAAGCTTGTTTCCTGCGGCGTCCCTGGCGATTACGTTATAGTATTTGGTGGAGTTTACAGATTTACCTGTAACGCTAAAAAACTGTGAAGCAGTGTCAGCACCAAAGAACTGAGCTATCGCTGTGCCATTTGATTCTGCGGCTGCAACAGTGCTAATGTTATTAGAACTAGATTCATAAACTAAATAATAGATGCTGGTTCTAGAAGAAAAGTCGTCAGAAGCAGAGTTCCAAGTTATTTTGTATCCAGTGAAAGAGTGCTCACTGAAAGACAGCGACGCGTTCGATACGGTTGGCGCGATATCATCAGCCTGCGTGGTTGCGCCAACTGGATTATAAGCTACCTTATTGCCGGACGCATCCTTAGCTATAACGTTGTAGCCATACAAACTACCGGGGAGAAGAGAGGAATCTGTGTATGTCGCTATATTTGCTGTGTACGGCATCAATAGCGTACCCATTGATTCCGTTGTGGCAACGCTGCCGGTGTAACCTGCCGTAAAAATTGGCACACTATAAACTGCATACTGAATTAGCGGCTGCTGGGTGACGTTATCGCTTGCAAGCGGCCATGTAAGAGTTACACTAGTTTTTGTTGATGTGTAAGATATTGGGGCGCCGTCGGTAACAGGTATGGGCGGCGTCAAGTCGGCCAGGGTGGCGCTTGATATAGTGTCGTATTTAACTTTGTTGTTAGCTAAATCGCGACCGATAATTGTGAAATAGTATGTGGAGTTCAGAGCAAGATCGGATACGGTTGCTTCTATTACAGACGAGCTCACACCGGTCACAGTTTGCGAAAGAGTGCCATTTGCCTCAGCGAGTGCCAGAGTTGACATATTGTTAGAGGAAGAGTAGCGGATATCGTAGCGCATACTTGACGCAGACGAGATGTCGTCTACCGCAGCAGACCATCTTAAGGTGATAGAAGAGTATGTTTGATCTTTAGCGACAATAGAGGAGTCGGAAATCGTTGGAGAAATAAGATCAGACAGTCCAGAAACTTGGATTAAAGAAACAGCGCCAGCAGAGCTTGCGGTAAAATTAGGCAAAAAGACGCGCGCTGGTTTAGAAGAATACCCTAAAGAATAGTTAGCGCCATCTAATACTGTGTCGCTTCCAGTCCACTGAGCGCCATCGTAATCAAAAACGTTGTAATAAAAGTAATCTTTTGCTGTTCGACCGTAAGACGTATAGCTAGCAGAATATATTACTGCTACAGAGTTTGAATTTACAGACATCTTGACGTCGATTATGTTATAAAAATACACAGAAAGCGACGTCATGAAGGAATTGGAATCAAGAGACCAAACGCCAGCTGATAACTTATAAACAACGAGCGGTTTGTTTAAGTTTGAACCATAATCCACGCTGGCCGCGACAGAGTATTCCGTGTCGTCTTTTCCAGCTGCACCGATTGCGAGTCGCTGGCCGTTTCCTGCCATAGATACAGAACTACCAAAGTAAGTTCCTGCATCGCACTCATCTGCTGTGATTTTCTTAACAAGCGAATTAGTGCTTAAATTATATATATAAACTGCACCAGTTCTTGTGGCGGATGGGTTGTCTTCGCCAACAGAACCAATTGCCAAAGTAGAACCGTCATTTGAAAGCGAAACATCGTATCCAAAATAATCTTCCAAACCTTGGTTTGGGTTTGATATCGTGTTGGAGAGGGCCCAAGTGCTGCCAGATCTAGAATAAACAAGAACAGAGCCAGAATTGTCAACGCTCTGCGACTGATTGTTTGTGATAGTTGCGCCAGGAAAACCGACAGCCAACACGTTTCCGCTGTCGGAAAAAGATAAGGACTCGCCAAATCCGCGAATCGAACTGGTGAACGTGGCTTGAAGCGTTAGGCTTCCGGTTGTGGCACTCGTCATGTTGAGGGCGTAAATTTTGATAGAATCTTGCGTTGCGCCCTCAAATTTTGCAGCCACTGTTGAGCCGTCTGGCGACATGGCAACCAAAACATCACCATCGGCTGCGGAGTTATCGCCAAGAACCGTGGCCACAAGTGAACTCTGCGTAGCGCTATCGCTTTCTCTAACGTATACGCGCATTCCGCTAAAAGATCCCAACACAAAACGTCTTCCGTCTGTCGAAACAGAAATCGATGTCGGTTGAGCGTTGGTTAGTAAAGAATCATTTAAAACGAGAGATGACGTTAAAGTATTAAACGAGGGCATATAAAGATTCCTTTTCAGGAAGTAAGAGTTTAATTTAGATGCAAACCTAGGAAGGGGACCGGCCAATTAAGGCCGGTCCATCGCTTAAACTGGCGCGGATGCTCTCTCACACATCCGCTAAAATAACTTTAAATTAGCCTTGGTAACGATACATTACGCGAACAATGTCACCAATCATTAACTCTTCGTCGCCGTTCTGAGCAAGACTTCCAGCGAAGGTGATTCTGGTTACACCGCCAACCACGGACAAGGTGTAATCGTCGCCAGCATGAGCAACTAGACGATCAACAGTGACCATGATAGACTTTTCGATTGCCATGTGGGCCAGATTAATGTAGCCATTAGATACGTCAGCGCTTGCGAGCACAAACTTCTCTTTTTCATGGACAACGGCGTTAATCGTGTCGATCTGATCTTGAAGAGCATTGTCAGCGGTTGTGCGCTCGGAAGCTTCATTGGCAACTTCGCTGTCGGTGTAATCTTTGGCGTCTTTGAGAGCTTTAGCAACCGAACCAGCAACGCTGTCTGCGCCCTCAAGGATATCCAAACGAGCGTCAAGGGCGTTATCAGCAGATTCGCGAGCGGATACTTCTGCATCCAAGTTGTCTTGGAGAAGATCGTCGGCAGCGGCGCGCGTAGATGCTTCAGAGTTAATCGCGGCAATGCGAGCAGACTCTTCGGCATCGATGTTGCTTTGCAGTACACCTTCGGCAGCAAGAGCACGAGTTTCTTCAGCAGAAACTTCGGAATCAGTATAATCTTTAGCGTCTTTAAGAGCTTTAGCAACAGAACCAGCAACGCTGTCTGCACCTTCAAGCACGTCGAGACGGGCATCAAGGGCGTTATCAGCAGCTAGTCTAGTAGCAGCTTCAGTGTTAAGATCGGTTTGAAGCGCAGTGTCACCGGCGATGCGGGCAGCTTCTTCAGCAGAAACTTCGGAATCAGTATAATCTTTAGCGTCTTTAAGAGCTTTAGCAACCGAACCAACAACGCTATCTGCACCTTCGAGGACATCGAGACGGGCATCAAGAGCGGAGTCAGCGGATTCACGAGCAGACTGCTCGGCGTCAATGTTACCTTGGAGCACACCTTCGGCAGCCATAGCGCGAGATTCTTCGGCGTCAATGTTACCTTGGAGCACACCTTCGGCAGCCATAGCGCGAGATTCTTCGGCAGAAACTTCAGCATCGGTGTAATCTTTAGCATCCTTAAGAGCTTTAGCAACCGAACCAACAACGCTATCTGCACCTTCGATGATGTCCAAGCGAGCATCAAGGGCATCATCTGCAGCAATACGAGCAGCTTCTTCAGCAGAAAGATCGGCCCCACTGGAGGATTCGAGGGCATCGATGGCAGCGTTGATAGAAGCCAGTTCTCCAGAAATCGTAGCAGCATAGTTGGCGTCATCGCCAAGAGCGGCAGCGAGTTCGTTCAAGGTGTCTAGCGCGCCAGGAGCCATGTCGATGATTTCAGCTACGCGGGTGTCCGTGTAGTCTTTAGCATCTTTCAAAGCCTTAGCGACAGAGCCAGCGGTGTTTTGATCGCCTTCGAGCACGTCCAAGCGAGCGTCAAGGGCGTCATCGCCAGCGATGCGGGCAGCTTCTTCAGCAGAAACTTCAGCATCGGTGTAATCTTTAGCATCCTTAAGAGCTTTAGCAACCGAACCGGCTACACTGTCGGCGCCTTCAAGGATATCGAGACGAGCGTCAAGAGCAGAGTCAGCAGCTTCACGAGCAGACTGCTCAGCAGAAACAGCGGCTTGACGTGCAGATTCTTCAGCAGAAACAGCGGCAGCGCGGTCAAGGATCTCTTGATCGAGGTCGCCACGCAGGTCAAGGGTGTAGCCGTCAAGCTGGTCAATTTGACTTTGCAGGACTGCTTCGCGGGCGTCGGTGTAATCTTTGGCGTCTTTTTCAGCTTTAGCAACCGAACCCTCTACGGTGTCAGCACCTTCAAGGACGTCGAGGCGAGCGTCCATCGCATCATCAGCGGCGATACGAGCAGATTCTTCAGCAGAGACTGCGGCGATACGAGCAGATTCTTCAGCAGAGACCTCGCTATCAGTATAGTCTTTGGCGTCCTTAAGAGCCTTAGCGACGGAACCAGCAACGGTGTCAGCTCCCTCGAGGACATCGAGACGAGCATCCATTGCGTCGTCTGCAGATTGGCGGGCAGCAGCTTCGTCAGCAACTTCAGCGTCAGTGTAGGCTTTGGCGTCGAATAGAGCCTTAGCAACTGAGCCTTCGACCGCAACGCCACCTTCGATGATGTCAAGACGAGCATCCATTGCGTCGTCTGCAGATTGGCGGGCAGCAGCTTCGTTAGAAACTGCAGTCTCGCGAGCGTTTTGCTCAGCAAGAACTTCGGCATCAGTGTAATCTTTAGCATCTTTCAAAGCTTTAGCAACAGAACCTTCAACACTATCAGCGCCTTCGAGAATATCGAGGCGAGCATCAAGGGCCTCATCGGCTGCCATTCTTGCAGCTTCTTCAGCGGCAAGATCGCCAGAGCTAGCGTTCTCGAGATTGGTGATGCTAGATTCGATGTTAGCAAGCTGGTTAGCGATCGTGGTTGCGAAATTTTCATCACCGCCAAGAGCGTCGCTTAATTCCTTAAGGGTATCAAGTACGCCAGGAGCGCCATTGATAAGGTCGGCGATCTTTTGGTCGGCGTAGTCTTGAGCGTCTTTTTGAGCTTTAGCGATAGAGCCAACGACGGTGTTTCCGCCTTCGATGACGTCTAGACGAGCGTCCATGGCGGAGTCAGCAGACTCCATTGAGCTTTGAAGACTAGAAATAGCAGAAGCGCGCGCTGAGGCTTCGGCAGAAATTTCAGCATCAACGTAGTTTTTACGAACGAGGTCGTTAGCGCCTTGAGGGTCGACGGACAGCTTTGGAGTGATACTAAATTGCCACTCGTTGCTGCTGTTAAAGTAGAAAAGATCACGGTCAGCACCGGTTGTATCAACGGCGCGAACTGCTTGACCATTAAGCAGTTGCAGTTTGGATCCGTCGATTGCATTATTCTCAATAAACTTCTTTTTAATCTGAGACATGCTAGATTCTCCTAGTTGTTAGTGCACTAGGAATATTCTATCACGAGAATGTCTCCGATCTCTAGAAGTCCGTCTAAGCCCATGTTTCCCCACATAATTATGTTAGGAGACACGACCGTAAAATCTGTAGCATATATCTGCGCTGGGCCACCTTCTGGAAAAATCTTAGTCCTTGAAGGGTTTTGTACTATTTTTGAAAGTATCAAAGTTTTAGTAAGCAGATTAACGCCGGTTATGACAACCGTCTCGGTGTACGAGGCGTCGTTGAGTTTTACTATACCGCCAGACTTGGCAACATTAATAGAATTATTGGCTAAATTTAGCCAAAGTTGACCCTCAGATGGCGTAGCGGGATCCGCCGTGCGGATCTGCAGGCCTTTTTCTTGAATTGTTTCTTCTTGTCTAGCGATGTGAACTTTTTTAGGCATTTCCGTCACCTGACGTTATAACTGGCGCGTCTGTGTTAAAGTAGCGCCACACCTGACCATCGAAATAGGCTGGCTTTTGAACCTCGCCATCCTTAACGAATATCCACGGCGTCGTATTGTTTATACCAACAGGGGACAGGGGTAAACTTGCTATATCGTACACGGGCATATAATTTAAAGCAAGATCATTTTGCTGAACAGTGCTAAATAACACTTGATCAGTTTGATTTACAATCTTGAACGAAGGGAACGGGTTGGAAGCGGTGCCGGTGATGAATTCGCCATCATCAGAGACGCTTAAAGCAAATATGTAGCCAGAAGGGCTTTGAAGAAAAATAGTGGCGATGTCAACGCCGTTGGTATCTGGCGGATTCACCATAATAACTTCGCCATCTTCATCGATCTCAATAGCTGCTATAGAACCATCTTTTCTTTTAAATCGCCAGTAAGTTACTACGCCGACTTCTTCATCGGAAAGCAACTCCGATACGATCTCGCCCTCGTCGGTTGCCGTGATTTTCCAGCGTCCAACTGGACTTGGAAGGACGACAGATGTTGGCGAAGCACCGATGCGCAAGACAATATCGCCGTCTTGGTTGAGGAGATTTGAAGCTTGAGTAAGAAACGCTAATTTGTTCAATGCTTCTTGCAGGTTTGTCGCGCCAAGACCGTTCAGTATTGATGAAAATGGTATTGATTCTGCTGTCGGGGTGAAGAACGTATTGAACATTATCCAACCTCCCAGACTCTAGCTTCTGCGGTTCCAGCGTTACTATGCATCAACCAAATCTTCATTGAAGCAGTGGCCGGGATGTACACCATCTGGTTGATAAAAATGGGTATCCCATTGGTCGCGTTTACGGTGTCAGCGAACCCCATGTACAAATTTTTGTCGATAGGCATAATAAACACGCCTTTGCGGTTTGCCAGAGTAGTAGTGCCACCCTTAGCTTCTACGGGCGTCGGACCAACTATTACAGCCGCACCCTGCGCAGAACCTTGAAGCGAATCAGATACTCTAGCCTCACTGAACGACGTAAACGAAAGTTTATCGACTGCAACAGCTAAACTTTTTGCCTCTCCTGGAGCATTTCTGACAAACTTCAACACATTGCCAGTGTCGTCTACAGCTATACTTCTGCGCGCCACGATTGGCGCTTCTTCGTAGGTGAAGCGCTCAATGTCCTGAGTGGCTATGGTTGGGCGCTGTTGCTCAGGCGCACTGATGGTAGATGAAATGTCATAAGTAGATAAATCGATTCGCATATTTGGGTTAGACCCCTGCGGACCTATCGCCATCTGAGTCTCAGAAAATATAGCCTTAATCTCGCCGGCAACCGACGGCTGGCTGGGATTTAGGATAACTACGAGCTGACCTAGTTTAAACGAGACAGTTGATGCAATAGTAACCACGCCGTTAGATGTACCATTTGCGGTAAACAGCTGCGACGGGATTTCTTTGTAAAACTTCTCGAGCATCCTATCAATACCCTAAATCTTGTTCTTTTTCGTTAACCATAGAATTATCAGCAAGATTCTGCTGAATCTTACTATTATAATCCAATAATACCTCAAACTCTGCGTCAGTAGGCTGCCTAACTGATACTTCTTTAAGAAGATTTTGAATGCCATCCGATTTAAACATACTAGTGTATTTCATCTTCATGGCGCCAATCCGTTGATCTTCAGACGGTTCAGGTTTTTGAGCGTACTTTTGCTTTATGTCTTTAACCTGCTGGTCAAACGATTTTTCCTTAGGTTGTGAATACTTAGCTTTAATGGCTACGATCTTATCGTCAAGATCGGTCTTTGCTGCATATCTGGCCTTTATGGCATTAAGTTCGGCCTCTGACATCTCAGCCATTGATCTTACAGGATTTTTGGCAGATTTCTTTTTATCACTTTTGGCCTGAGATGTGGCTTGTTGTGCCGCCGTGCCATACTTTGAAGACGTGTATTGGCGCACGGCTTTATTTTGACCGACGTCTTCTCGAACCTCGCCGGTACGGGTACTTTTGCGCTTTATGTTATCAGTTGGATTGTATAGATCCATGCCTTTTGGACCATAATTAGACTTCTCAATATCTTCTTTTCTAATATTCACCGGTCCGCGCTTTGGCGATATGGTCAGATCCTCTACTTGGTCGTGATGAACTTGCGTGCCGTCATGCAAGACATACGAGTTGTGTTGCTGAGGTCCCATGTCTACTACGTCTTTAACGTCGTGATAGCCCGGTTTATTTTTGATCTTTATCTGCCAGCCTCTGCCCGATGATTCTTCCTTTTTGATAGGCTGACAAGATCCCTTTTCGTAAGGCTTCTTGCCGGGTGTCGGCTCGTACCCTTCCCAGCAGCGATCAGCTTTAGAAAAATCATCGTTTTTTCTAAGATACGCATTTTGCGGGTGGAGATATTGCTCCTTTTCCGTTAAGGTGTGGAGACGCCGAACTTTTTTCCCATCTGCCTGGGCGGATTTAACTTTAAATTTTCGTGAACCATGAGTCAAAACATGTTCACTTAATTTTAACGCAAGATCTTTTGTATTTTTAGATTTATCAATTGTTGATTTTAAAATATTCTTTTTTGCTAAACTTACGCTGCGACTACTGTCAACAAGTGAATGAGCTTGCGCTTTAGCTGCTTCGTGATCTTTAATTGTGGCAATATGTTTGACATGATCCATTGTAATTGCCGATTGTTTCTTATCATTAAGATCGTCGGCCTTACTAATCATCTCTTTAAGTTCTTTAAGTTGACGTTCGGCTTCCTTTATCTGTTCTTTTTTCGAACCAGTTCTGAGAACGTCAACTAAGCGCTTATGCTCTTCGATGAGTTCTGGTTTTGCCTTGTAGAGATTTTTAAGTTCTTCTTTCAGCATTTCCATCTCCTTAATGCGAGCGCTTTTCTAGTGGATTTTCCGTTCTTATCTTTCATAGGTCCTTTTACACCAGACATCCTAGCACAAAACGAACGCCGACGCTTTGCCCGCTTACCCTTTGGTTTGTCCTCGGTTACTGCTGTTTGCAGCTTAGAGCCCGGATTTTCGCGACGATAAGCCTTCACACCAGCAGCAGTCATACCGCCCTTTTTAGATTTGTGTTTGGCTTTAAGGCCCTTATCTAGAACTTCCTCGTATCCTTGAGACTGCAAATAAGCAACAACGGTTTTTTCAAGTATGTCAGAAACATCTTCACCAAAGATAACGTCGATAGATCCGTCAGAGTACAGTTGTGCGTCGATGTTTGCGTTTGATTTTGTTAAATCAGGTTCTTTAACATACGCGCCACCGCCTGATATGTGGACATCATACAATCTTTTGGCCTCGGCGCGCTGCGACGGGTTTTTTGAAAAATGAAGCTGATTTATGTATCCGGCCATAGTTGTGCGATCTTGGTGATTAGCCGGGATGACGGCCTTGTGACGAGCCATAATATTTTTAATATGATCCGGGTGGTCAGAAAGATCTTCCTTGCCAAAATGTTTTTTAGTTTCTTGTATTGCTAATCTTTCTAACTCGGTTAATTTTTCAGGTTTAACTTTAACCTTAGGCCCCGCAAAGCGACTGAGCTCAGCTGCCACATCTTTAAGAGATCCAGCCATAGGGCGTGGACCGGTAGGTGTAGTATCTGGATTAAGGCGTTTCTTTGAGTTCTCATCTTTTTTAAGAGATTCTTGACTCTGCGATTTCAAGCAATCATCACACAGCCATTGTTTCGGACTTAATTCTTTTTGTTTGTTAGTGTTTCTGTCAAAAACAACGTTGCGAATAGGTGTAGCGGTAAGTTTAGATATTTTCTTCTTACAGCCCGGCCCAGAGCATTCAACCACGCTAGATTTAACTGCACCTTTGCGCAACGAATTCATCTTATTTACCTTTCGCTTTTTTGCCCTGAATATAATGCGCAACGCCGGAAAGATTCTGCGCCGCCTCGGTGACCTGCGCCTTTAGCCAGTCAGGGGAGTCTTCGGAGGCTTTCATATGCTCCCTGATTTCTTGGACGTGGTGGACAATCTGCTCTAAGTCAGAAAACATCATCTCCGAGCCATCTTCTTTGGCCATCTCATTCACGCCTTCGCCGGCTTTTGTTGGATTTGACGGAGATGGAGCTACGAAAACATCTTCCTTAGACACTTCACCTTTAACTAGTATCCACTGACCATTTGCTGATTTAATTAGCTTTTCCATCGGTTTTACCCTTGTTCTTTAGATTTTCTAATTTAACTTTAAGCTCTTCTTCGAGATGCTTAATCCGGAGATCCTTCTCCTTCTTGGCGTGCTCGTATTCTAGATCGGCCATACGCTTAGCGTGATCAGTCTGGATATCGGTTTGATCCTTGATGCGGTCCATGTGGTGGTCGTGCTTTTCCTGTTGGCGCTGTTGCTCGAGATCCATGGCTCGAGCTTCGTGGTCGCCACCGCCAGGCGTGTGACCGTGAACGATATAAGCTATTTCAGAGTCAGAGTACCCCTCTTGACGAAGAAGGTCGATTAACTTCTCCTCGTCGTACTCGTCTGTATCTTGGCTGGGCGCGCCTTGCTCAGGCGCAGCCTCTTGAGCGTCAGCATCAGGCCCCTGATCTCCCTGGAGAGATGAGATATCCACTGCGTCTGATTGGTCCTCGGCATCTGGGTCCTCTATGGGTTGCTGTGCGCTTTGATCTACCTCTTGACTGCCAGCAGTTTGAGCTGTATCAGCGTCATCAGGAACCTGACCTCCAACTGACGCTCCTTGATCGTCTTCATCTTGTTCTCGCATCGGCATGAAGGCCATCTCGTGGCTGATCTGCGCCTTAAGTAGTTCCCATCTTTCGATGAGCGATTTTTTGAGCGGTTTGCGTAACGGTTCTTTGCCTGGGCCGCGCGTGATCGAGCCATCAGGGTTGGTGATCTCATGAGTATCTTCTTTGGAGAGGTCGAGGTCGTCGACCTCGCGGTGATAAACCTTACCATCTACGCCGTCGAGCTGATAAGTAAAGCCATCTTCGCACTTCTCGATGCCCTTGATGTCTCGCCATTTGTTTTTATGTAGCGCTTTTGGCATTGGTTTACCTTAAGTATTTCTATTAGAAAAAGTCGATCAACAGCTTCTTTTGATAGTAATTGCGAGCAGCATCTAGTTCTTGTTGTACCTGCTCTTTTAGGTCAGCGATACGACCAGTAAGGAACTGGATGCCTGGTGTGCCTACGCTTTGCGAAGTTCCGTCGAGTCCGATGCCGATTGAGCTGTATGGAAAAATTAGGTGACCTAAAGCACTGAGAGCCATAAGTGCAGCCATTTTCTCGATCAAACCAGATATCATGGCAGGCACTTTGTCTGGCTCAAAACCAGCGCGATATTTAACTAAAACGGCGCCTGGAAAATTGAAAACCCCCATGGCAACCAAAGCCATCCATTGCGCGCCGGCGAACGATGACAATACAAAACCAGATGTAGCTGTCCCCAGGACCGGCACTAGACGTATCGTACCCTCTTGACCGTTGACATACACAAATTCTAGCGGAAACTCGACCAACGGCGGCAACGGCGTGCCATTTCCAAAATTTAATTGAACCGATTGACAATTCAAGACAGGAGAGTTATTGAGTTTGATCCAAGCGTACTGCTGAGTCCATATCTCGCGATCGTAATCATGACGCTCTTCAAACACCACGGGGGTAATGAATATATTGAGTTCGTGCTCTAGTCTAGAAATAGCTTTAGTGATATAGTCGTTAAGCGTGACGTCAGAGATGGTTTGACCAGTCAAAGCAGACTTAAGAGGAATACCAAATAGACTGGTTTCTTTTAGAGTTTGCGCCGTCGGCAGGGGAAGATATCTTGTTACCGACGGCTGCTCCTGTTCACTATTCATGAACGGAAAGGGCGGATTTAATGGCGAGTTAGATATTCCCATTGCTTAATCTTTCTTTGTTTGGAGCGACATCTTAGCAGCATCAATTCGCTGCATACGGTCTTGCTGTTCTGGTTTTGCCGCCCTGCGAATAACAACTTTTGGTTTTTCTGGCGCAGGAGCGGGTTGTGCTGCGGAGGTTGGGGCAGTGGGTGCGGGTGTGGCGGTTTCAACTGGTGGCTGCTTTTGTACGGCGGGTCCTACTTGAGGCCTGAGAACCGATTCGACAAACTGCTTATGCGCTGTAGCAAACTTCATCGATGGATCTTGTTTGGTTGAGATTTTAGGCGCATCATCTTCTTCTGATCCGCCGACACCCATGTGCTCAGATATTGCTCGCGCAGACATAGGTGCAGATGTCTCCACTTCTTCTTCTGCGCCAGAAGATTCAACTGGTGCGCCACCGTGAACTATGTGGTGCATGGCTTCTTCGACGTATTTCTTACGAGCTTCTTCTGCTTCTTTAAATTTAGACCCTAACCCAGACACCTCTGTCAAGGACTTTTCGTGTTCTGGGTTTTCTTGTTTCCACTTGGCTTTCCAAGCCTGAACTGCTTTATGGCGTTCTAGTGGATTTTTTCCCTTTAGTTCGTCGGATGCTAGGAAGTCTGTGTACGCCTTGTGGTAATCGCCGGTCTTCTCTGCGTGGGCGGTTTTTAACTTAGAAGATGCGTGCGCTATTGGGTTTATCTCTGGTTTTGATGTCTCTGCTAGATGACTCTCATACCCTTCCAGCCATTGTTGCGCGACTCTGCGTGCCTCTTCTAGCATCTTAGGAGAGAGTTGAGTTGGCTTCACGTAAGACTGAAGAGCGCGCATGAAATCTTTTGGCTCACCGCGGCCGCCGGTAGAGGGTGAAAGCATATGCGCAGCTTCGCGCGGATGGTAACCTTCTTGAACTAAATTTGCGATTCTTTCTAGTTCTTCTGGCGTGTGCTGTTCACTTTGAGACCATTCACTAGATGACTTAGCTTCTGCTTTTAGAAGATCATCATATATTTCTTGCTTAACCGCGTTGAGCGCTTTGTACATCTCGTCTAAGTAAGCAGTTTTAACTAAGCCGATCTGCGATCGTCTCTGCTTTACAGATTTTATGTCTGCTAGGGTTTCTTTTTGCTTTGGGGATAAAACTTTATCTTTGTTAGATTGCCACCAGGAGTGGAGTGCTTCGTGCGCTTCTTGCGGGATAGTTGTCTTCTTTCCCTGGGCAGCTAGGGCGCGCTCTACTAAGACATTCTGATGATCTTGATCTGCCTTAGACATTCCTGTCATCTGTTTGAAAATGTGCATTATCAAAGGCCAACGCTTGGACTTGCCCTGCTCGGCGGCAATCTCTTTAGCCTTTTCCCACTTCTTTTCGTCAGATGGTGTTTTAACGATGCCTTTTGGCATATGGTCACCTTAGTCTTTTAGCAGATCGTGTAAATAGGAAGGGAGTAAAGCTTTTGCTTTCTCTTTATCTGAGATCGGTGCTTTTCTTGTGATAACCTTAGGTTTATCCTGCGGCGCAGCTACTTGAGACTGCAGTGCGGGTTTAGAAACAGGTTGAGCTGGCGCAGGTTCTGCCTGAGCAGGCTTGCCGACCTCAATACGCTTTGATGATGGGTGAACTGCTTCGCCTGGCTCGCGACCGCGTGTTTCATGAGCGCCAGATTCCATCAGGGACTGTTGATGCGTTAAATGCGACTCAACGTGTGGAGATGCAGAATACTCTGCGTGTTCTCTGCGATACTGATCGTCACGCTCTGGTGTTCTAGTCTTCACAGACTCACGATAATGAGACATGATCGGGTGATAATCGAAAGGATGAGAGCTATTATTGTCGTATAGGTTTTCAATTGGCTCGATCGGGATATATTTGCCGTTGATCTTGACGTGTTCCATTGGGTACGCTCCAACGTGGCCATGTCTAGATGTTTCATCAGAGTACGCGCTATGCGGGTCGTTCTGTAAAAAGGACCAGTCGTTGCCCTTTGGCACGAAGCCAAAACCAACCGTATCGTTTACAAACTGGTGCGGCTTTTTCTTGCCGCGAGTTACCGGATTGTCCTTTGCGTATTCTGGGTCCTTCGCAATCCTATCCGCAAAGGTTTCTGATCTTGATGGGTGTGTTCTTTCCCAAGGTTTTATATCTACCATCTCAGCCTTAAGCTTACCGTGAGAATGCGGCTGAACATGATGAATCATATCCATGATCTTAAAGAAGTTAGCTGCATGATCGCTGGCCATCTTCTTGTCGCCGGCTGCGAGCGCTGCTTTATAACGCGAAGCGTGGTGACCTAACGCTTCTCTTATCATTGCTGGTTCGAGCTCTGGATCCATCTCGACACCAAAGTCTCGGATCGCCATGTTGGCATGTGAACCGACTCCTTTGCGTATGGCCATCTTCTCTAAGGACTCGATGACCTGATCAGCCAAGACATCCTCAGCGACCATCTTGATCAAAGTCCTGAGTGACTCATCTTCGGTCTTACGGAGAAGAAGCTCTTTTAGAGAAGATAAGCTCATGTTAGTCCCTATCTACTTCTAGACCAACCTGTATATACGCCGTGCCGCTAGAGGTCAATGTAACTGTGTCTTTTTTGTCTGAATTTGTTCCGCGACCAGAGTTTATAATCAAAATCTCTCCTGAAGCCAGAGTTGCCGACAGCAAGCTATCAAGCGATATAGCGGTCGCGGCAGTTGCTCTAACGCGTACGGCGCAATACTTAGGCACTTCCCATGTTCCAGCCGAACCTGAACTTATTTCACGCCACACTAGACCTACATCCGTAACACGACTAGCGCCTGTGGGTAAATTGATGGCTCTTGACATGCAGTCTCTCCTCGTTAAGCTGAAGTAATTATACCAGCTTCCGAGGTTGACAACTTCGGAAATCAGATCTTATTTCTAAGTACCGCTTTACGCTTAAGATCTTGTAATTGTTTAGTAATTTTAGCATCGCACTTAAGATCGTTGTCAGCCAGCCAATCCGGGTTGGCAGATACGTAGGCGTGTACTTCGTCAACGTGCACAGATTGATGGTAACCCATATCGCCCACCTCAAGGAAGAGGTGCGCGAGCTTGTCTAGGTTGTCACTGATTATCTTCTGCGCGGCGGCGCGGTACTCAGGATCCACGTAGAACAGCGCGTGGCAGATCTCGTGCTCTAGAGCGTCTGAACCCTCGTTGGCGCCGATTACGTAGAACGGCTGGGGCTCGTCCACGAACGCAGCGATCAGTGCTTTCTCCCTATCAGACAGCGGATCAAAGTTACCGCGTTTAAACGGATCAAACATCGACGACGGGATATTGAAGCCAGACCAGTCATCGACGTACGAGAACGATCCGTTCTCGGCAGCGTACCATGCTTTAAACTCATCTAATGAGAATGCTTGGCCACGAAATCTCGGCGATTCGTAGCACTCTTGAAAGCGCAAAAACGAAAGGGCCAGATCTTCCTGGGTATCGAAAGACACGAGCCACACGTTCTTGAGTATTTGAGTCTTCTTCATGATCACTCAGGATCTGAGGCGGAGAAATCTAAAGCAGAGATGTTTGGCAGCAAACTAGCCAACGTCTCCCTGGTCAGGGTTAGAGTTCCACCGTCGAAGTCAACCAGAACTAGCATATCTAAAGAATATACAGATCTCGCACGCAAACTGAGCGAAAGCGATGCTTCCGGTGCCGCCGGCGAATAGTCGAACGTTAGAATCTTTCTCTGATTGCCCTCGTCAGAGGAGTAATGTGCGACGACTCTGCTGATGTTGGCGTCAACGGTCCAGTAAAGATCCGTGGCCACTGGCGCAAGCGCAGATAAGGCAGATTTATCCAGAGTCAATGTTGTTGGCGTACCTTTTACTACAGATCCAGAGAAGTTTAGTAAAGCCATGGTGGTCCTCGAATATATGGGCAATATTGTTATACTTTGGGGTAGAGAGAACGTAGATAGTTTAAAACCTCAGCTGATGTTCCAGAAAAATGAGATTTGGCGACCGTAGATCTGTGGCGCTTTACGGCCTTCGCTATCTCGTCGCGGTCTGGGACCCCGCCGCGACTCGCTATTCTCTCGCAGATCGTGTCTAACGATTCATCTATCGCGATAAGTTCGCATGGCCAAACTTGGCTGTATCTAGAGAATATAGTCGACGCCTTTCTAAATGGATCATAAAGTACTGGTTTGTCTGGGCATTGACTCGCGAGCTGCATTACCTTCAGGAGGTGCTGTTCCTTGGGCACCTTGTCAAAGGACACGTAGGAATAATGGTCTGAGAGCTGATTGCAGACCCATGATTTTCCGCTGCCAGAAGGCCCGCACACGATAATCAACCTGACTGGTGCGCTGTAGTTCGCGCGCATCCTTGCTATCCATTCATCGAACTGCGCCTCGGTGTTTTCGCGTCGACCGTACTCGTCATGAAACTCTTTATGATGTGCGTGGCATAGCGTGACGCCATTGCTTACGTCAAATCTACGCTCGACGCACCAGTGGAAGCCGTCTTTATGATGAACGGTTAAGTTGCTTTTACGCTTAACTATGCAGGCGGGCGCTGTGCACCTATTTTTATCGCGCTGTAAAACAGCGATCTCAAAAGCTTTATATTCTGGTGAGCTTCGTTCTTTGCGCTGCCCCTCAACAGCCCATCCATCAAAATCTTCAACCTCAATACTACGAACAGTGCACGAAGCCTTTATCGCTCTTCGTAAAACTTCTTCTTTGGGGGCATTCTGATACCAGACCTTAGTCGCTTGAGATAGTTTTCGTTTGGCGGATTTAGTGTGCTTCCGACCTTTAAAGGGAGACTCCATCCCTTGTTTAGACCAGTGACTTTCACTCATCTTCCTTTTAGATTCTTCTGAGACAAACTTACTTTGGTTTCGCTTTGCCTTGATCATTTCTGGTCGGTTGTGGTGACACTTATAGCACAGCGCGTTTTTGCGCGACGCGCGCAATGTGATTACTCGCTCGACGCCGCAGGATGGGCAATTATCGATCACCTTTAGTTTCTTCTTGGAGATTTTGTTGGCGGATGCAAACTCAGCGTTCGTGCGGCGGCGGACTGACGGATCGATGTCGTATCCGAATACTTCTTTTGTACGTTCACGATTTAGCATATAAAGAACCCTCTTTGTCTATTATACACGAAGAGCGGTCAGTATATTGTTAAAGTTGAAATCTTTACATAAGGTGCGTTGTTTGTGTAATGATAGACAAAAAGGGCACCCTATAACGGGTGCCCTCAGTATCACTTTAATCAGTGATCTTAATAACTTACTTGCCAGCGTTCTTCATAACACCTTGGAAGCGAGGTGCGTAAACAAATAGCGCTCCGTACATGAGCAAAAGGAACTCTAAAGCCGTAGTCACGACGGCCAGGTTCATTTTTGCGAGAGGGGCAAGTTGCTTGAACTTCATCGACTCAGAGCTGAGGTCCAGCAAGAAAGCTTCGCCAAGTCCTGGGCGCTTCTTACCGGCGTCGACGATCGCGGAGATCCCGAGGCGGTAGTTGCCGATGAACTGAGCGGTCGTAGCTGCTCCACCGTTGGTGGTACGGTACAGCTTGAAGTACTTCACGCTGGAGGGGACGGCGCCCGTGATCGCGATGGTGACGCTTTGGCCAGCGGTGGCGGTAACAGCGGAAGTGGTGAGAACTGGGGCAGACTCACCAAAGTCATTGCACAGCGTCAAGGCGTAGTGGTACGTACCGGCGGCGAGGTCGGAGCCTGCGCCAGCGGCAGTTCCAGCGATGCTGAGACCAGCAACGCCAGGAGCATTGGCGTTCACGGCAGAGGCGCGAACCTGCTGACGAGGACGGAGGAAGAGGTTTGGCTTGAGGTCGATCGCGCCAGCGGTCGTGGTCACTTTCGACACGTCGTAGCCGACAGTTTGACCGCTGAGACCTGGCTCAGAGCGGAACTGAGGATAGAACTGACGAACGAAAGCGGAGATCACGATTGGCTCAGCGTGGAACTGAGTAGGCGAACCGAAGTTCTCAAGAGCTTTAACAGCGAGGGTCTCGATGTCGTCTTGAGCGAGGGTTGCACCGGCGAGGTCAAGAACGATCGAGGAGGACTCAGCGCCCCAACCTTGGAAGTCCTTGGAGATGAATTGGCTGTCGGTGTCACCTTTGAGGATCTGCTGGAGCAGACCAGACATCGCGATGGTGTTGACCGGAAGGTCAGCAGTCGCGCCGGTTTGTGCACCGGTGGCGTCGGTGAAGTGCGCGTTACCCCAGTAGAGTTCGCGCTCGACGTTTTTCAGAAGGTCCATAGTTCCTTCTTTTGCTTGCTGAGCAACGACGTCGCCCACAGAGGTGCGGACGAGGGTCATCTGGTGGCTCACCTTACGACGCTTACTGAAGAAGGCGATCCTTTGACCGTCACGTACGTACGTGGAGTCTTCTTCTTGGCCAGCGCCACCTTCACCGATGTAAGGCGAAGCGTCAGAGCCGTAACCGACGAGACGGTTGTACTGCTCAAACAGGTTGTAGGCTTTGTCGATGCTGAGGGCAGGCCACAGCTTCAGGTTTTTCATATCGAAGGTCACGACTTTAAGGGTCGATTCCAGCGATTCCGTTTGGATCACGCCACCGTAGGTGAGGTCGGTCGGGCGACCAGCGTAGCCGTAGCCAGCGCTGAGAGCCTTGTTGAGGTTTTCGACTTCAGCCTGGGAGACGAGACCTTGCTCCAGACCTTGCATGATTTGATTAAGTGCGTCTTGATACATATTCTCTTATCTCCCTTATTACTTAATGCCGTATTTGGTTGCGATTTCTTGCAGCTCGGATGCGGATCCGATCTCTGCTTTGAGGACGTCCTCAGTAGGAACTTCTTTGCCTGATTTCTTGAGCGTGATGAGTTCGCCGAGAACTTGAGACTTGTTAAGTGGCTCAGCTTCGACCGATCCTTTTGCCAAGGGCTGGACGTTTTTGTACGTCGCGCCGCGAGCAGGAACCGGAGCGTCTGCGAGCTTCTTAACAGCTTCGAGAACTTGGCTGATTTGATTTTCAAGAGGAGCAACTCGCTCTTCGATCGATTTCGCGAGCTTCTTCTCCATCTTCTTCATCTTTTTCTCTTTGTGCTCTTCTTTGGCCATCTCGTTCACGCCTTCGCTTTTGTGAGCTTGGTCGTGTTCTTTCTTGGCCATATGCTTATCATGTTCGGCTTTGCACATGTCACGCTTTTTCATAGCTTCCTTATGAGCGTGCTCAGCTTTTTCGCACTCTTCTTCAGCCTTCCAGTAGGCCTTTTCGGCTTTCTTGGCTTCGTCTTCGTGCTCTTCTTCTTTATGCTCTTCTTCTTCGTCTTCTTTATCTTCTTCTTTCTCATCTTCTTCGTCGGCTTTGCTGACCGCGTGAGTTTCAGTGGACCCGTCTGCGCCGTGATCCAGTTCAATCTCTTCCGCGGAAAAGCGATCGCTCTTCTTCAGAGCTTCGATCTCAGCAAGCGTCTCGTCGATAAGATCGGTAAGACTTTTAGCGAGATTCTTTTCCATGGTAGTTGCCTCCTAAGCCTTATTGGCCCATCATCTTAAGGTCAGGGTGGCCAGCAAGACGAGCAAGTTCAGTGGTAGTGTCGCCAGCTTCGACAACGACGTCGTTGGCAAAACGGGCGCAGCAAGCTAGAACTGCTAGGTCGGAAGCACTCACAAAAATGGCGGCGATAGTGTTTTCGCCAGCAGCGCCTTTAACCTTAAGCGTGCCTGGGTTGCCGATGCCGATGCCGAGGAAGGGCGAAGAGGCGTCGCTCACGCCGCCCATCGGGCTTTGGATGGAAGCGTCAACGTAGCTGATGGTCAAACCAGCTGCGGTGACTGAGGTTGCGTTTCGAGTAGCCGCAACGCCAACCGCGTCGAGGTTTCTCTTAATCTTGTCGAGGATTTGCACTGGATTGCTCATCTCACTTTTCTCCTTAAAATCGAATGCACTAACATTCGTAGTTCAATATATCACGCTGCTATAGTTAAGCAGCAAATAACTCAAAAGTTATACCATGATGTGGTGATCAAATTAAAAAGTTGCGCTACAAGAGGTTGTTTTTATGTTAATTGTTGTGGTTTGTTAAGGAAAAACATTGCTAACGTATCGAATGGAAAACTCTTGTTGCACGATCGGCACTTTGTCTGATGCGACATATAGACCTGCTCCTTGCCGCAGTTAGGGCAATCTATATATCTGAATGATCGACCTTGGTCTAAAGATTCAGTCTGAAGCACAGATCCACCGGTTCTAAGATTTGGCGCTTCTGCTCCACCGTAGCCAGCAGTGAGGGCTTTATCTAACGACTCGGGCGAATTACTGTTTTTTTTTAAAGCGCTGACGGTCTCGTGTATCTTTTCCACGTTCTCGCGGATCTTAGCGATCGAGGTCCTTTGAGAAAAGTCGATTAGGGCCGGAACATCGATCACGGCGTGCGGCGCGTAGGATTTAATAAGATCGATCTCTTCGGCGGTTGGGGCTGATTTGGCGAGATCGAGACCTTCGACCAAAGTATTTGAATTTGCTGGCGTAAATGTGAGCGCTAGCCCCCTAATCTTGGTTCTTGCTAGAACTCTTGGATCTTTCTTTCCTCTTTCTAAGATGCCACCTTCTACTGAGCATTTTAGTTTGAGAGGAGAGTCGGTGCGGAATTGGTGCTTCAGGATCGCGGCTGCAGCCTTAGCGGAGCGATGATCTTCGTCATCATAAAGCGTACCGGCAACATAAATATAGGGCGATTTAACTTTGTTCCAATAATATCGATGCCTATCATTCTCGCAGTCTTCTGGGCCGAAAATCTTCTTTGCCTCAGTTATTCGACCAACGACATCTGGCAGTTTGTTGCTATGGTTGTCGTTGACGATTCCGCGACCCGCCAATAGGTCAGAAATATCAGCACCTTGGATGTCTAATATCTCTGACTGCGTATCCCGAAGCGCGTTCGTCGCACAGGAATCAAATTTGGTGGCCATAGTAAAATCCTTAATTCATTACTCTTATGATTCTACTGCGTAAGAAAACCTAAATCCTTTATACGGTTTTCCATTCTTAGCATAATATGAAATTACCCCAGGTTTAACGTTCAACCATTTAGCGGCAGCATGAACTGACTCAAATCGCATATTGTTATTTAAGCAAACAACAGATTTACGATTTACGGGCGTTAAGTTTATTTTATTTTTATGATTTGGGTTCTGCCACATTTGTTTTGACTTTTGAGATAAAAGCAATCTAGTCGATTCTGTTGCCTTTTTACCTGTTGCCGCTTTTCTTAATTTCTCAATGGTTTCTGGTCTGCATTTTAGACCCAGCGATCCTCGACCACCGCCTGTCGCTATGTTGACAATTGGAATATTTAAAAAACGCATCAGACAGATGGTTGCTATTTCTGCTTGCTCTAGTTCCTGCCTAGAGTTGAAACATTTTATTATTTTAACGAACCAGCCGCCCGCCTCGTTTACTGTTTTGTGCCAGTTGGTGTTTCTGCCTTTATTTACTAAATACCTCCTAAATTGAGGACGGTGTTCTGAAGAGATGCCGACGTAGAAAAGTTTACCATTATCCACGCGATAATGTGCATAAAGATAATGCGTAAGTTTTTTAGATTCAATTATTGATATTGCAGTACGATCTCGTAAAGTCTTAGCAATTCTAAGATCTTCCCATCTCTTCGCGTTATAAGCAATAGTTTTTGCTCGACTTTCCGGCGAAGATCTGGTTTGTTTTATGGCTTTTTGATGCTTTTCTATGTATTCTGGCGAATACCTTACGCAATCTAAGCAAAGTTTATAAACTTTATTTTTAGGTTGATAGCCTCTATCAAGGCCGCACTTATCGCAAGAGCATTTGAATTTCTTTATTACTTGACCAGATCTTTTTGTGTGCTTTATGAAGTCGTTAAAATCAACAGCCATCTCACCCTCCAAATAGCTAAACAGCCAGATTTATTATACAAAATCCGACAGTTAACCGTTGTAGAGCGACACTGCTATTCGCAGTAGACCGTCTCATCATCTAGCGAAAACGAGGACTCAACGACGGGTTCGTCTTTGTGCGACTCGCGTATTTCCTTGATGGCTTGGCAGGCTTGCAACTTGCTGATTGCGCGATCGGCAGTCTTCTTCACTGTGTCGGTAGACACATGCAGCATGGCTGCGATGTCGACATCTGACGATGGGGTTTCCGGCATGTGGTTGGCCTCGTACGAGAACCAGCAATATCCCGAAAGTTGATCATCTATAGCCCACGGACAACCTGGCAGAACTGCCTCTTCTGCCTCGGTGAGTTCTTTCTTAGAGGCTCGCAAAGTTTTAAGTCTGAGCACCGCGAGCGGACACCATTCATTGGTTGGTTTGTCCAGCTTCCTGGGGCATCTAGATTTGAATCTTTCCTTTAGATCGCTCATCTTTGACTCGCGGCATGTTTGCTCTAGACGTTATACTCCGCAAGTCAATATAAAAAACCAACCCCGATGTTGGGGGTTGGTCTCAACTAGGTTTCGCTAGTGCTATGCCTTTGGCGTGGTTCTTACGCCAAGAAGTTCTACTACGTGTCGCGAGCCGTTGATGGTGGTTTCTACGGTTGCTCCCACAGATTTGTTTAGGAGGCCAGAAACAATATCTTGGTTCGCGATGTCTTTGAGCAAAGACTTAGACCGGAAGATCCCCTTGTCCTCTGCCTCGTCTGGCGTCGTAGAAGCGATGATAACGATGTCTTCGTCTGAAGACACGGTGTCTGCAGGAACTAGACCTCGGGTTTGATCATCTTTGTCAGATGACTCTTGCCAGTCTGCTAGTTTGAGCTTGTCTGCCAGGGTTGCGATCTGCTCTCTAGAGACGCCAGGCACAGAGTCCAGGAGAGCGCTCGTTTTGTATTGGGTGTCGTTGAGGGCAGCATAGAAGCGTGTAAGGTCTTCCTGCATTGGGCGAATCTGCTCCATAAACTGCTTAAGCAGTGCTTGAGAAACTCTCACGGCCATTGTTAAGTTTGCAACTTCGCGCTCAAGTTCTGCGACACGGTTGACAGTGGGCTTGCTGCGCTTCTTTTGCGAATCTACGATTTTCATGCGTTACTCCGTATTTTACGCTCGTTTATCTTTTACACGATTTGCGAGAGCTTTAAGTAGCGTGATCTCTTCGCTTGTGAATGGGAGGGAGACTTGGGGCTTATCTGTCCCTAGAAGTTTTGCTAGTTCTTGGTTGAGAAATTCCCGAACGCGGATCTCAATCGAGTCGTATTCTGACCCTTTTTTCTTCACGATCCTAGATGAAAGAATATCGTTGATAGCGTTAGCTTGCTGCAGCTTTTGCTGCTCCGGCGTGAGCTTGGTTGGCGTATCCATCTTGACGACATTTGTGATCTCGCTAGCCGAAACTGGCGCAGCGAAAGTTTTAGATTCTAATTTTGGTTCTGGACTCATCTCTTTGACCTCTGGTTCTTGAGGGACAAAATCGTGTTTAGTCTTTATACTAAAACCATAACGATCTGCCATTACAGCGTAAAGTTGATACGCAGATTTAAATTGCGACAAAGATAAAGGCTCTTTGTTTTCTACGCATCTTTGCCAATGCGCCTCGATATCAGTGTCAATCATAAGGATTCGCGTCGTGCTATTCTGGTCTTCAATGTCGCGCAGCACGTCGATATCATCGTCGGTGAGCAAAGGTTTGCGACCGTAAACAAATGGCCAAATAGATGACTCTCCATACCACGATCTGTCGAAAACGACATCCTGACCCGATAGCCCTACGAGCATCTCTACGAGATCATCTAAATAGGATGGGCCAGTGTAGCCGGGCTGAGAGTATTTCTTATCAGGTGCAGAAAAGTGGATCGATTTGTATCCCTGAGACTCATAAAGCTTGGCGAGCGATGACTTAAAGCTTCTATCTACGCCTTCGAGTATCACGAATGCCATAATATATCCCCCAATAGAGATATTTATACAAATTATTTAAAATCGTTATGGTTACTCTTTCTCAGAATCCGCGGCAACATTAATCGGATTTCGCATCACTTTACCTCCGACATTTGCAGCCTGAGTAGCACCAAATTCTTTTGCGGTTTCTTGCAGCTGCTGAACGGGTGACTGTCCTGCTTTTACTGCAGCTTCAGCATCTGCTTGTTTTTTGCCCTCGGCACCCTGATCGGCCTGCTGGCGCTGAAGATCATGCTCGTGTTCCATTTGTTGCTGCTGCATGGCCATCTGCTGCTGTTGCTGATCTTTGGCTTCTTTTTGAGCCTGCTTGGTCATAATCATATTTTGCCACTGCAAGAACATTGGATCGCCAGGCAAATATTGAAGCTCTTGTCGCTGAGTGGCGCCAGAGTCTCCTAAAAAGACTTCTCGCTGCTCGCCCTTGGTCATCATCTTGTCAACAAGACCCCAAAATGCTTGATTTAATGGCAAATTTGCAATTGGATGATCGATTGGTTTGCGATCTTCGTTCTTAAGCAAATCATTCATCGAGGCGAATACTGTCATCTGCGCTTGACGAAGCGAGATATCGGTTTGCGCCGTATCGTCTGTGTACCCTACGAACTTAAATTTATATTTAGATGCAAGCTCTTTATCTAAAGCAGGGACTACGTCTTGGTTGATCAGATCTTCAATAAAATAAAGAATTGGCAGCAAACCTCTCTCGCGAGAGTACGTGATCTTGAACTGTCCAGATTCTTTGGCTTGAGACGCTGCGCGACCGTTTGCAGTCGTAAGGTAATCCAAACCTACTTCGATAGGGTCGATCTGGAACTGGGCACAGATGGATCGCATGACGTGCGAATTGAAGTTGATGTACTCCATCTCGCGTGCAGACCCTGACATTGGTATCCACTGGACATCATCCAACCCTGATACAATCGGTGTGCGCCAAGCGTTATTCGAACCCGAAATAGTGTTATAGAACTGACGACGGAAAGACGCCAGAGTGTTTTGAGTAACTGTTCCTTTGAGATGCAGGATCCCTCTAGCCGCGTATCCGTGCGTAAAGTAGTTTGCATTGTAGGATTCAACGTTGAGGTGGTTGGTGATCATGATCACGGCTTGCTCGACCATCGAGATCGCGTAGCCGTTGGAGTCAGCAAAATTCTTTGGGTTGAAGAGTTTGAAGACCATGTCTTCATCGCCGAAGACGTTTACGACACGCATGTCCATGGTCTGCTGGACGTACTTTAGGTACTCCATGTCAGGAGTATTGATCTGACCGTCGCCCCTTGGGTCATTGTCAGAGCGCTTTTTGTGGTAAAGCTCCAGCGCGACTTTTGCCTGATTCTCAACTGCATGCTTGGAGACGTTTGGGTTGACACGGTAAACAGTCTCTGCGGGAAGAGGACGAAAGCGATGGAGAGAACCTTTGCGAGTAAGCACCTTCTCTACGGCGATATGGCCAAAAGTTAGTGCGTCCCAGGTGATCAACTTTACGAACTCACCGAACAGCATCTCCTCGCCGCGGGGCGTTGCGTCGGTACGACCACAATGATAAATATAGTCTTCTAGCATCCGAATGTTGTCGATATCTTCTTGGGTAACTGGTTCGTTGTGGTTAGCCTTAACAAACCGGTATCCCATGTCATACTTCTTCTCCTGAGGACGAGAGAAGCGCAGAACTGTATCGCAACGAATCTGCAAGATGGCATTTACTAGCCAATCTCGCATAGATATTTCTCTCAGGGTACGGTTGGCTATTCTAGAGATTTTTGATTTAGAAAGAAAGTAGTTATGAGCAGCGTGATCGTAATACGGATCGGTAAGTATAGCTTTGCTGCCAACGAGCTGGCCCTGGTCTTGAGCTTCATTATTGGGCTGAGCAGAATCAGCCAGACGGTCTGCTTCAGACTTAGTTAAGTCCTCGATATCTTTACGAAGAGAATCAGTAACTGCTTTTTTAATATCTTCAATCCAAGACATCTTGGTCTCCAAACTGACAGTAAGACAACCATATTATACGATCAAAAGGTCCATATAAAACCGCCGTCCGACCCTTGATCTTCGTTATCCTCTATATCAGACAGCCTTCCTATTTTACCCATCTTATCCAGGTTAACTTCCGGATTAAACGGGATGTTGTTTACCTTAGCGTACTCTTCAGGTGTAGGCGGTTTAAAGAAGCTGCCAGTAGAGTCAACTAGCTTCGCCATATCTACGTCCAAACCGGCTGAAGAGAGAATCACTGCTGACTTGCTAAATAGATTAGTCATTGCATAGCGCAAGGCGTCAACCCAGTGATCGTGCTCTGTATCAGGATCATCTGTGATTTGGCCTGATGCATCTACTTTGTAATGGTAGAGCTGGAACTCCCTTATCAAGGGCTGACAAGTCTCCTGCGCAAAAAATATCTTTGGTTCCCCTGTTCCTGGGACTTTTAACCATTTCTTTATGACCTGGACGCCAGTGTTTACTTGGCCCTTGTCAGTGTTAGTTGATGTGGGAAGACCGAGCTTTCTCATCTCGACTGCGTCACCCGGATCGGCTTGATCTGGGAAGTAGAGCTGAACCCGATAAGCCTGGTGCCACTTATTCTTGACGTGGTGCATCCAGGCAGGTCGAGATATGTACGTCATACCGTCGCATCTGACGACGTAGATGTTTTCCTTAGAGTCTACGAAAAAAGTTACCAAAGTATGAGGGTTAGACCATCCCCAGTCGATACCCGAGTATGCTGGCAAACCCATTGCTAAACATTTCTTAACAAAGATATCGTGATTGCACTCGCCAGGAAATTCCTTGCCGGTAAGAGTGAGCCACATCTGATTCCATGTCCTGACGTGCGTACGCTCATCAAATTCCTTAAACACAATTCCCTCAACTGATGGTTTAAGATTCATCAGCTGTGACATTGCCCAATCAGGACCTTCGGAAAGTATCTTCTGGGCAAGTTCGTCAATCGACTTGAGCATTGGTGATGTGGATATTTGATTCTTAGCGTCACCTAGACAAATAGGCGCAAGAGGACACTTATGGCAACCAGAATACATTTCATATGGGGTGTAATCTTTTTTCTTCTGCTCGCTGAGTTTATTGTATTCAGATGGCAGGCGCATATCAAATGAATTTTGGTCGATATAGTACTCTTGCTTAGTCGTACCGGATCTAGAGTCTGGGCAGCGCTCAGTAAACTCGAACGCCGTCCAGCGGCGAACATGCCTTCCCTGCCTCTCGGCGTTCTCAATGGCTTGATTCATTAGACCATATCGAGATTTTCTAGTCGAGATACCTACTCTTAGTGGTTTTTTGCCACGTTTAGAGTCGAGCATACCAGATATCTCTTTGTATGCTTTTACAGCTTCGCCCGACACCGTGTCGATCTCGTCGACCACCACGAGTGGAACGTGAGGGCCGTTAAGTGCGCGCATGGTGCAAGGCAGCACCTCAAGGGTTACTTTTTCACTAGATACGTTAAAGACGGATTTCTCCATCGTTGACTTTTCTAATATTCTTTCACTGTCCTGCGTCTTGGCCGGCAGGACTAAAGGCTTAATACGCTCAGACATCAAGAATTTTTGCTGATACTCGTAGCATCGTTTGGCCTGCGACAAGATCGCACCAACATGCACGACGTCGCGCTGATCATGGAGAAGTACCAAAAGTTCAGCGATAGCCATGCCGAGTGTGTTGTGACTTATGAAACCGTTTGACCAGTACGCGTGATCGGTGTCCACCTCAAGATCGTAAAAGTAATGCTTACCGAATGTCACTGAATCTACGGTCTCGTAGCACCCTTTTCTAATAAAGGATAGATAATCTGCCCAATCATGTTCACCTAGGCGTTTAGCTAGGTTGATAAAGTAATCGATCTTGTAACCGTAGACATAAAGTTCTTTAGCCTTCTCGCCGGATCCCCAAAGATCTTTAGAATACTTTATATCTGAGTGGGTCTTTTTCCCCGCCTCGAGACGCCAGTACCCATTCGCGATCTCATATTTATCTTTTATAAAAGATGCAAATGGTTTCAATAATTTAGATGGATAGCGAAATTGTTCGTTCATCTTAGCGCTGTAGATCTTGAAGGCCTCACGCTTAGAGAACAATGGCATTAAATATTCTGGTAGAGCGGTTTTATAATCAACGCAGTGATACTCCACTACATAATCTTTAACAAACTTGGTCGTAGAGGGTTTACGTCTTTTTTTGTTGATGACGGCATGAACACCGAATAAATTCAAAATCTGAGCTATTTGTTTTATAAGCTCTGGATTAGCCAACGTTATCGAGTCTTTAGAACCATCTGTTTCCATCATTCCGGATATAAAACCAGCCAGAAAACTCGGACTATGATTTAGCGTTTTTAACTTTTTGAAATAGCAGAGTTCACCTTCGATGATCGAATCGTAATATCCTCTTAAAGACTTGTTACAAATACTGGCTATACTTAGACTTGGCGACCTCTTGTCGTATTTTATCTTTGGTTCTACGCCGAAATGTTTAATTATAGTATCTTTATATCTTACTAACTGATCTTTGTCTTTTGCGGCAAAAGATATAGCATTATCAAAGCGACTAACAGAGCCATCTCCAGTTATGCAACCAACAAGCCATCCGAGCTCGTAATCGCTAGAAGATGTGTCTACTAGACTGCCTAAAGATTCTAAAGATCTGTAGATCACCTGACCGGGGGTAAGGTTCTTCATGTGAACCCAATCGATTTTGCCAGTCTCAGGGTCGAGAGCTTGGACGCGATGCTTAAGGGATCCTGTTAAGGACCACGCGCCATCTTTGGCCAGATGCTTAGTAGTAATGGTCACGCCATCCTTGACACCTTCGTCAAAAGTTTCGACCACGGGTTTCCAGGACCAGCCTGTCCAAACTAGGTCGCCGACCTTAACATTTTGTACATATTTTGTGCCCTTATTCGTAATAATTACAGTGTCTTGTGAAACACACTTTCCCGAGCCCCTTCCAGCTACGTACAGCAACTCTTGAACATTCTGTGGATTGTTGGAGTTCACGCATATGTCGTACACCTCCCATATCGCGTGGAAAGGCGTCGTATCCGCGTAGCGGGAAACTTTACAATCCGGCAGGTGCAAGTTGAAAAAGTATTTAATATAGTTCTTTAGATCTTTCTCTGTTCGGCACGGCGTAAGAAAGATCTTTTCGAGCTGCGCCATTGTCAGGTGTGCGGCTCTCTCAGACATTCTCTGAGAAGCTTGCTGCTGCTTTGCGACCTTAGTTAAGGCCGTCTGCTCGGCGCGCTTCTTAGGAAGCTCGATAAACTTCTTATAATGGTTGCCGCAGTAACCTTTTGCCTTGATCGGCTTACCGCACCCGGTGACTGAGCAAAACTTAGACTCGTCACTCATCTTCTGGGTCCTGGACTAATTGGGCCAAGAGAACAGACTCGTCGGCTGGTTCTGGTTTGGGTAGGGCTTTAGGTTTGCTTGATTTAGACAAAAGTTTAGGTTGATCAGTCTCTGCAGGAGCAGAAAGGGCTCTAACTGAGTCTGCGACTTTCGCCAGCATCTCTATTACCTGCTGGTATTCTTTTAAACTTTTGATTCTCATCTGAGGAGGAGGCGCTTTAGAAGGATCTTGGAGATACTTGCGCATCTCCTCCATGTTCTCTGTGGTAGAGACAGACACCATGTCTGTAAGAAACTCAACCTGCTCGACGGTGGATTTAACTATGCGGGCCCGAATCCTGTCATATATTGAGTTGGCTAACTTTTCACGATCTTTAACCCACCCGTTTAAGGCAGCCGTCAGCGAGATTTTTCCCAAAGAATATTGGGGAAATTTCCTGCTTAGATCTTCTAACGAATAGCCAAGCAGGAAAAGTTCGTAAACGGGCATAGCCTCTTGCTTGCCCATGGCGCCTGCGGTCTTATGCTGACGAAGATACTTTTCGGCCTCGCGGACCTGATCGAAACTAAGTCCGTAGCGTTCTTCAGCGTTCAGTCTCTTTTTTAGCAAGCGCTTTCTCCCATATAGGATGGGTAGAGATGTTGTTTATCATCTGCTGCAGACGTAACATCTCGATCATCTTATACTTGGAAACTTGCTCTTTTGTAAACCCTATAACAAGCAAGATCATAACTGATCTTTCTAGTTCAGTGAAATTATCTAACAATTCCAACATCTCGGACGTTGGTGGTGACTGTAAGTAATTAATAAGATTACTTAATATGATGTCGTTGGCGTCATTCCTGCTCTTAATCTCGATGAATCTAGACGACAGGTCGAAGTAGGGATCTTCCAAATAGGCTACCCACAGATCTTGTCTCTCGTCCTCATCTTGGGACAGAGTCTCGATCTTTCTTTGAATCATCATTAAATGTGGGTCCTTGATCCTCATACTCCGAGCTTTCTTTTAACTCAAGATCGACACTCCAAGTCGGTCCGCAGTAGGTTTTTACAAAACCGTTCAATATCTTTAAAAATTCTAAATTACCATGGCGCTTAAGAAGTCGCTTAAGCTTCCACATACCGAGTATGGAGTCGGTGTTTTTAAGCGCAATATATCTATTATAATCTTTTAGTAAAGAAAGATCAGCATAGAGTGTGTATTTTATGAGCTTAGTGTTTGAATCTACAGACAATTCTACTGCTGTAATACCTTTATTTATTATGGCCCCATAAAGGTACAAACTGTCTTTAGTTTGATCAGTAAACAGACCGTTATTGAGGAGCCACCTGTGCTGATCTAGCAGCTCGTGTACGTTGGCGTTGGTGTTCATTGCTGCTCCGTGTACTTTTTAAGTATACTCTTAAGTTCATATTTATCAATCGCACCTGAATATATTTTGTCGACATATTGCTCGGCCATACTGTAAATAGTAGGCGCAGATATTTGCGTGCGATTTGACTTGAGTGTGTCTGTGAATTCAGTTTTAAAGATGACTTGGGTTCTTCGTTTTAAATCTAAAATCTTGTCAGATTCCAGTAGTGCTTTGATCTCGGCACGCGGACCAATTAATTTTACTACCCAACGATCTGTTTCATTTAGCTCTAAAGAAGTAGATTCAGCTAAATCAAAATCTAAGGTACGCCACATAGGGAATGGTGACTCAATAAACGTCCAGGACATAGAATCAGTATCTAAGAAGGAAATTCCTTTGACCTGATTTGCATCAGAAGCCGTGATACTCGTCGGAGTTCCGGGATATACAACATGTCCTTCATTGAGCGACTGTTTCTTGTGGACATGTCCAGAGACCACAGTGTATCCCTGAACCTGAGCAAGTGGTATACCATCGTCTGCAAATTTGAACCCATAGTCGGCTCCTACGAATGTGTTGTGGGTTACAGCTATATCCGTTTTAATATCTGGCCAATCTAGGGGGTTTGATAAATAAGGGATGTATGTAATACTGTCTAATTGAATTATTGAATCAGCTACTGTTACGCCCCTAATGCCCTTAAAAACCTCTAAAGCGTGATATTTGCTGCAGTTGGGCTTCCACATATCATGGTTGCCGAGCAGCATAATCATCGGTATCTTCATGTCTACTACGCGACGGATGTGGGAGTTGACCAGAGACAGGACCTCGGCGCGTATGACGGCATGATCATCCAGCGTGTCACCGAGGTTGACGATCAGATCTGGCTTATGCTCCTCTGCCGCACTTTCAATCCAAGAAAGAAGCTTCTCACCCTCGGAGAGATGGGTATGACGGATATGTGGGTCGCCTATGAACATAATCTTAGACACGGTACTTCTCCATGCGCTCTGCCCAACGTGTCAGTCTTGGATCTAGTAGCTTTGGCGGAACAGTCAATTTTAATTTAAAAAACACAGTTATGCCGCGCAGGACAGCGAGTCTTATTGACTGTTTACTGACTTGAATCTGATCCACGATCCGTCGCCTTTCTAGTTGCGGCCATGATAACAGCGTCATATATGCCGCTACTAATCTGGCGCGGATTGCCAACAGACAAGCGTAACTTACACGCCACGTCCATAACGTTCATTATGAGCGCAGCGTTCAACCAGAACAAGGTTTCTCTATCGTAAGATATGCTCACAGAGCTTCCTCAAGACCGTCATCAACAAAACCAAGAGAATCTGTCTCCACCTTTACATCTTGATACTCATAACAGGCACTAAGGATGCGGTTTTGGAGATCTTTGTCTGCCACGACCATGTTCTTGATATTCTGCTCGCCGCGAATCGGTGCGTCATTGCCAAAACACCACATCTGCGGGTTTTCGCGACCGGTTTCAGGATTAACTGGATGTTTGACGACACCTAGCGCTTTTGCCAGTTCGAATATCTCGCCGCCGGTATCGATGACGCCGAGATCATAGTGAAAAGTAAACTCGGCCTGGCGGGCAGGTGCACCCATGCGGTTCTTCTTGACTTTTACACGGACCTTGTGACCAACCTGCGCAGCAGCACCGGTGATTGTCTCACCTGATTCAATGACGCCTTTCTTTGAGTCGACGCGGGTAATCTCAAGCATCAAATCCGCAGCATGCTTGAGGGCGTGACCTTCAGAGATGACGTATGGATTGCGGAGAGCCTTCATGGGATCAAGTTGTGCAGTGACTTGCTGGATAAAGAAAGTCAATAACTTATGCTCTGCGATTACAGGTACGACGAGCTTAAGAGCGCTACCAAGATACTGAGAGCCGCTGCCACCCATAATCTGATCAGTGGTCTGCTTGCGCACATCCTTGGGGTACCTAATTGCCTTGATTGAATCAATCACAATGGCCTTGATTGGTGCGCCATCTTGAATCAACTCAAGCATCTCGCCCCCAATATAATCAAAGATTTTGACCGGATCATTTGATTTTCTGACCACGAGACGATCCGGATCACCGCCCAGCTTGGTGAACATCTGCGCGTTAAACGAGTATTCGGCGTCAAACCAAATAGCAAGTGCTTCTTGATCTCGTTTCTGCATCTCAATTAGACCCATCATGGCAAGCATAGACTTACCGGATGACTCTGGCCCGTAAAGAATATTCACCTTACTAGGAAGGAAGCCTCCTTGGCAGGTTGCCCAGTTTAAAGACGGGCTCCAAGATGGTATTGGATCAGGTCTTTGCATCTTTAGTTTAGATGCTGCAACACCCAAATCACTAGTAAGTTTAGACATCCATTTATTGGTACTCATATCAATTTCCTTTATTTCATCCCTTCCCAGGGCGTCATGTAACCGTCTTCTGACAATTTCTTGACGGCATCGATTGCGAATCTAAACTCTTGAACCTTGTTTCTCAACAGCAAAGATAAAGCTTGAGCTCTCGCGTATATGTCTTTAGCCCTCTGAACGTCAGGATCCAGGGCAACATACGCCTTACGCGACTCAACCGTGGGTTTTTCACCTTTAACCTTAAAATAGTCGGGCGCTCGGTCGAGATACGCAATAGCCTCTGCCGTATCCAAGGCTGCCTTAGCGTTGAGTTCGGCTTGGACTGCTTTCGCGTGCATCACAGATGACACGTCGTAGGCGATGATGAAGTCCCGCAAGTACACGGGAGCCATCATCTTGTTGAAGCCTTGGCCAATATCGCTCAGCTTGCGAGAAAAAGTTGCTATATGCTTTAGGTCGATCGAGTCCAAATTAGACTCGATGACCTGAAGATCGTGACTCACGATTCACCTCAATTGTCGAGGAGTGACTCTGCGAATGCGAAAATTTCGTCGTCAGATGACGGCTGCTTAACACTCTTCGCTGGCGCTGCGACTTTTTTAGTCTTGGCGACTGCAGGGGCTTCCTGCTCATCATCCTCATCGTCAAAGCGAATATTCAGGGGCTTTTTGACTGGCGCCTTATATTCTTCAACTTCCTCGTCTTCAACCCTTGCGGTCTTTACCGCTTTAACAGGCTTGGGCGCCTCAACTTCAACCTCGAAACCTTCGACTTGGAGCTCAGGGTATTGAGCGTAAAGGTTTGCAAGATTAGCCATGAGGACTTCTTTGAGTTCCTCATATGAATGAGGCTTGTAAAGAGTCGTAAGATCGTATCCCAGGCTGTCGTAGTTGTCTACGACATTGGTTGGAAGAGGATCCCTATCGTCAACCCAAACGATACCTTCAGATGTTTTCTTCTTGGTTTGGTTTTTAGCAACGGAATATTCGGTGTTCGTACCCTCGCCATCGCGACGGATCTTAAACCAGATACCAGCGTCATCTGGCTCAGAAGCTAACGAGGTTGGATCTTGGCCGTAATCCGTAACGTACTGCATCATCTGCTTCTTCATTGCGTCATGGGCAGTCTTTTTCAGCTCAAGCAATCCTACTTCACCTGCTTTGTTGCAAGCGTTGTAGATGTACGTAGCTTTGGGCTTGATAGTCCAAAGAACATCCGCGTAAGGTTTTAGAGCCTCTTTCAGCTCGTCGCGTGATGCGCCGCGGTTCTTGAGGGAAGCTTCAAGCGCTTCTCTTTTTTTCTCGACCAAGGAGACGTACTCAGAAACCGGACACGCAGAATCTGTCGCGAATGAGCGCGGAGATGCGTATGGGCGACGTCGGCCGGTCTGCGGATCTGCGAGCCAGGCGATAACCCAACGACGGTAAGCATAACCGTCTGAATTTTCACCAAAAGGTGGAAGAACGCGGTAGATATTTTCACCCTGGTTGATCGGGTGGCGTTTCCACTCTTTGCGCTCCTTAAGAGAATCCAGATTCAGTTTTAGATTAGACTTTGCCATAATTTACTCCTTTGCCTAAATAGGCGATCAATACCCTATATTGGGTGTCGATATTATACATCAGATGTTTTGATGGGCTGAGAAGGCCTAGCTTGATGGCGGTTTTGGTTTTTATGCTGGTGCTTATGGTTGTGCTTAACGGACGCGGCCTGCTGTTGTGGTTTTGCTTCTGACTCGGAGACGGAGGCGACTTCTACTGGTTCTGTTAAAGCAGCCAATTCTGCTAGAGTTTCTGAATTAGGCGACACGGGTTCTGCCTCAACTTCCGGCTCGGACGCTGGTGCGACTTTAACTTCTGGTTGAAGTGTGGTCTCTTTTACTTGAACTGGTTTAACTTCATGCTTGATTTCAATAGGGCGAGGCTCTCCTAGGTGATCTGGAACCTCTTTAAGAGGTATCTCTCTAATGCCTAGTTTTTGAAAAACTGCAGCATCTTCTTGGGATCCAGAGAAATAAATAACCTTGGTTGTAAACGGTCGTGATCTCAGAATCGACTCGTAATATCGCTGATAGATAGTCGGGTATCGAGCCTGAAACATCTCATGGACCGTCTGAGCTACATCTTCATCAGATTCGCAGATCCTGCCTGCAAAGTCATGAGGCACAACATTGCGATAGGGATTAAATAGTCGATCATATCGGCGACCGATCTCCTCTGCGATTGCTCGCAGATAATTTGGTCCAATTGTTGCAGCGCCGCCTCGCCTGTGAGCGCAGGTTTTAACTTCATCGAGGAATGAAGGTCGCGACAACACCATCTCTTTATCAGAGAGGTTTTGAGGCGGATTTTGCGTTATTACAAATACGCTATCCATCGTGTCTCCTTTTCTTTAAAACAAATATCTTATACCTTTGAAGATTTTTTATCAACTTTTACAAGGCGCTCAACCTCTAGAACCTCAATGGAGGGTGAACCTTTCCAACCTCTTTTTACATACCCCATGACGTAAACTAAGGAGTTGGTAGGATACCTGAGTGCTCGCTTTTGATCCCACTGTGCGCACTCTATTGTGGACAGACCGTCTGAAAGTACGATGTCTACTTTTGACCACGGTTTTCCCTTTTTAGAAATACCGCTTCGGTGCGTAGACGACTGAAATAGTCCGACCATGGCAACCTTAATCTTGTCGTTGGACTCCGAGCGCTCCTGCGCGTCGATGAGTTTCGACGCGACAGCAATAGAGGAAATCACTGGTATTGTCGGCGCAGAACCGAATGCAAGAGGAATATCCTTCCTGCGAGTTTCGCGCATAGACGGCCACGTGATCGATATCTCCTGCCTTATCAGCGGGTCTGCAAGCAATACTTTATTAAAACATTTATAGATATCTCGCTGGTTAAGAAACATATCTAACGGTGAATTCTGATTAACCTCGGGTGGAATAGTCTTTACCTTCTTTAATGTCTTGAAGAGTTTAATAAATCCCTGCCGCGCCTCTGGGGTCGAGATGTCGGTTGGAGCCATCTCATCAAACACGCCGGCTTTAAGTAAAGCCCAGAAATGAGAAGAATTAACGCCAGTTGACATCTTTGATATAAAGTCTTCTACAGAAGAATAGGGGCCTCGTTTTATTATCGCCTTAATGCTAGATGGGCCAAGACCTTTCACCGCTGAAAGTGGAGCAGCAATACGGTCACCGACGATAGTAAACTTATCATCCGGGGCATGGAGAGACGGCGGTGTAATCTTATCGCCCAGGATGGTGACGTAATGGCGGATTTTGTTCTCTTCTGAATTGTTGAGTTCTGCGGCCCACCATTCAAGTGGATAATGATGCTTTAGATACATGGTAATGTATCCAAGTTCAGAATAGGCTCGAGAGTGACTGCGGTTGAAAGAGTAATTAGAATAAGCAGTTACCACATCACACAGTTTGTTTGCTTGCTCAATAGTCCAACCTTTGCTCATGGTCTCTGACCTAATGCGATCAAATGTCTTAAGCATTACGTCGCGTTTCTTCTTAGCGATCGCAGATCGTATTTGATCGGATTCTTCCAAAGAGTAACCGCAAAATTGAACTAAGATCGACATCAGCTGTTCTTGATACACAACCACACCATTTGTCTCAGCCAGAACATCAGCCAGGTCAGGGTGGATGTATTCTGGCTCCTTATCTCCATTCCTCACATCAATATAAAACTGAGTTGCAGAAACGCCCGGCGTAAACTCGACGTCTAGCGCACCTGGTCTGCAGAGCGCCGTGAGGTCAGACAGATCTTGGCGTCTAATTGGCGCAAACTTCTGAATGTACCCCTTGATAAGGTCAGTGTTAAACTGAAAGGATGAATCCGTTTTGCGCTTATAAAAGTCTTCATAGACTTTATTGTCTTCAGGGAGGCGGTAAAGGAGTTGAACGCCCTTATCATCTTCCTCTAAGAGATCTATATCTCTGCGCGTCTTAATGAGAGACACGACACTCTCTAAAGTTTTTACGGTTGTCAATCCTAATACATCTGCTTTAACTAGACCAGATTTTTCTACCATGGGTGCTTCAAACTGAGTAACCGCGACCTTGCCGATGTCTGGATCATCAAAAAGCATTGTGGGCACGCGCTGATTAGAAAGATCTAGAGTTGATATCACGAAGGCAGATGCGTGTCTACCCATACCCTTAGGTAGTCCAATGAGCTTCTTAGTAATTTGCTCGATCTCTGGGTACTGCTTAAAGAATATCTGCAATGTCTCATTTTGTTCCAGGTGGCCTTTGTGGGTGACGCCCTCAGAATCTGTATAGCCATATAAGAATTTGTCTTCATCCAACCCCTGCGGAGAATCAGGTATTGTGTCGCACACATCCATGATCTCTTTGTCAGCGCGATTGCGACCAAACACAGCAAACATGGCGTCTTTGATAGCATTCTTGGTTTTAAACCGCTGAAAGGTTCCAATCTGCGCGAAACCGGCTTTATATTTATCTGCCAAATACTTAAGAACTGGACCGCGCTGCCCAAGGTCAAGGTCTATATCTGGAAAGGACCCAGCATTGATACGAGCGTGGCTAAGAAAGCGCTCGAATGGTAGGTGCTCTTTGATTGGATCAATGTGGATGATCTTTAGGTAGTAGGAGATTAGGCAGCCGCCAGCAGATCCACGAGCAAGGTTCTGCAGGATACCTTGAGATCTAGCGTACGCGCAAATATCCTCGTACATCAAGAAGTACGGGATAAAATTGAGCTTGGAATTCTTCCAGATTACGTCTAATTCTTTCTTAAAGCGGGCTACATATTCCGGATCATTTGACCACCTGCCGTGCTCTTTGATTTTAGCCATCAGTAGCAAATACAGCTGTTTGTCGTAGTCAGAAGTATTTTGAACAATAGAATCAGGTATTTGAATTTTTGGTAAATGGTAGTCGTGCTTTACCACTACGGCGGTCGATGCTTCAACCATGTCTTCTGCGGTTGCTCGGGCGATATCAATGTGGTCTACGGAAAACCTGTCACCAAGATGTCTCTTGAGGATCGCAAAACACTCATTGAGTGATCTTTGGTACCGTGTGTCGTAGAAGAACCGCTTATCTTTAAATGATGATTTGGAGACGACATCCTGAAAGACTTTGTCGTCGGGGTCTATAAAGTGCGCTGCTGTCGAAATTATGAATTTGCAGCCGTAAGAATCAACTGCATCCATAATCAAGGAGTTGATTGCTTTGGTTAGGTTTCCGTCTGGGATGGATTTGCTTTTTTGAAAGTTCCTAAAGCCAATGCCTTTGTCGAAGTACTTAACGACGTCGAAAGGCAGTAATTCCAATACGACTCTATCAAGGTGTCCGATAATCTTAGCGAGCTTTGAAGCTTCAACTTTCTTGTCGTTCGCACAAAGAAGTAGAGTGCCAACCAGCCCTTTTTCGCATCCTGTGCCAAACACTACCCCTTCCTGGTGATCAATGACGTCTTCAATTTTGATTATTGACGTGGTCACGCCCGAATCATCAATCGCCGAATCCCAGCCCATTGACGCCAGTTTAAGTAAACTGCGATAACCGGTGTTAGATATTGCCCAAGCATTCAACCTAAATGGTTGCTCTAAACCATTAGTGGGGTCTATGACATTTAGACTTATGGCAGGAACGATCTTTATGTCATTTTCAGTAAGCGAAAGTTTATGCGCCTTATTAACTTTCTCTAATACTGATTTAATATTGGTCGCTTTATATAGCGAAGCTGCCCAGTTGTGGTCTGGAAAAGCAACGGCCTTTACTCCTTTAGATGCGGCCCAGTAAACCCATTCCTCAACTGAGGTTACAGAATCGGTATTGCTGTATTCAGAATGAATATGAAGCTGAGGCAGCTCAGGCAGCTGGAGATCAAACCTATCGTCTTTTATAGACACTTCTTCAAAGTCTTCGCCAATTATGGCGGAAAGCCGCCGATCGACTTCTATTGTCGCCTGGATATCGCTTAAAGCGTCGTGGGCCTTGATCTCAATACCAAATTCTTCAGCAAGGTTGACCAGCTTCAATTTATTAGATTGAAGTTTGTCCTTGACAGCTTTTGCGCGGGCGTGGACATCGCGGACCTCGTTTAAGAACAGTCGCGAATATTCTTTTGATCTCCCGTTGCGGGCAAAAAGTGCACCTATGAAGGCTTTATCAAAGTTAGAGTTGTAACCGGCGATGACGAACTTTACGCCGAACTGGCTAACGTAGGCAATAAACTTATCCAGCATCTCGTGCGGAGATTGAAACGTCTTCATCTGGTCGACGGTGATACCGTGAACCTCGATAGACTTTTGATCGATAGAGTTCCAGTTCGTCGGCTGGCAGAACTCATTAAAATGAGGGCCAGGTTTACCGTCAATCAGCGGCACGCAAGCCAGCTGGATAATTTCATTAGTTGATGAACTAAGACCTGTTGTCTCGGTATCTAGATAGAGATATGCTTTCATCCAGCCCTCATGTATCTGATTGCCAGATTATACAAATATTTATTATATCAATGGCGTAGAAGCTATTACAGCTTCCATTTACCGTCGATACAATTAATAAGCTGGCGAGCGCCGCCGGGATATATCAGGCATGACGAGTGGAGCCAAGATGATGCGCCGCGGTTATATTCTAGTTTAAGAAGCGACGACGTACCTACGCACCACGCACCTCTAAGGATCTGAGGTGTATGGGAGTGACCCGATACAGAATTGCCATACGCGGTTTCCATGGCCTCCAGACTCCCCCTGGAACCGTTAGCACCTAGATGACCATGGGCTCCGCATTGTATACCCTCGACGCGGTAATCGTCGTCGATTGAGAGCCACTTAACCTTATCGATTACTTTTTTGTCATCTTTCAGGCACAAAGAATTAACCGCGTACTTAAGCGGATCTTTCTTATCTAGAAGTTGAAGCGCTAGAACAAGAGATATCCTGTGATTCTGCGGGTCGTCGACGTATTTGCCTTCTTGCAAATATCGCTCAAGAAATTGATCGTGGTTGGATTTAACGATCACAACCTCATCCGTGAGAGACGTAAGGTCCTTAATATCCTTTGCAAGGATATTGAGCTCTGATGAGAGGCATAATTGCCCATTCTCAGCTCTTTGAGCCTTTAACAGTTTCGCGTGCTTTTCGTGGTGGTTGATAGAAATGCCGTCAAAAGCATCGTGAAGAAGTATTCTTTTAGGTTTGGTTAGCTTGGCGATATCTTCCCAGGCTTTACGCGCCAAAGGATCGGTAGATCCTGCATGCCAGTCTCCAAGTACGAAAGCTTCTGGCCTTACCGCTTGTTTTGAACTTGGCATATATTTGGTGCCGAGATCATAGAAGCATCCTTTAGAATCAGCCTGTACCTGACGGAAATGGTATTGCTTATCGTCGACGATCTCAACTATCACGGCGCCGAGCACGTGATCGTTCTTTGCGATATACGCAGTACGCTGCGACATGTAAAGGTCTGTATCGTAGTTGTTCACAGTAATCGCGCCCGTGGTCATCATAAAATGCGGCAATGAACTATTCGACACGGGTACCGCCTTCAATCTTTGCTTCGGCGAAGCGTATATGAAGGTGCCATTTCTTTGGCCAATGCGACCAAGACCGGTTGTCGGGTCGATGTGTTTTGCGGAAAGCTTGATAGTGGAAATAAAAACGTTTGAATTTAGGCTGGTGTCTTCGAGAACAATAGCCTCATTTTGAAGTCTGGCGGATATCGTTCCCCACTGCTTGTCGCGATTATGCGCAGGATCTGAAGCAATTAGGATCAAAAGTTGGGCATCGTTCTCTTTGCAAAAATTCTTAATTGAAGCGTAGAATTTATCGTGAACTTCGCAACCGTTCACCGCGGTAGTGATAACAAACCTTTTAGAAGATGAGATATCTGATCTCAGCTTTTTAAGAGCTGTCTGCGAATAAAGATTTTCTACGGCAACGTCAAAAAAGCTATTTGCGTGCGACTCGCGCGCGCTTTTTTCTAGGGCGGCTAAAGACCCAAAGTGATGCGCAACCATGTCTTTGGTTATGCCTAGACTCTTTAGATCTTCCATGCGTATTTCGCGCTTAAGCTTTTTGGCTAGAGCGGCAAAAGATTTGATGATGGAGACTTTTTTGTCCGTTTTGTTTACTTGCTTTTTTTGCATTGACAAACCTTAACTGGCTCAGTCTTTTCTTCCTGAATCAACATATATAGTAACGCGAGGTAGTTCCTAGCATCAGCTATTCGGCTTTCTATAGACTCGTTTGAGAACTCTTGACCGTTCTTTATGAACGAAGCTATAGACGACATGTGCTTTGATAAGTACACCCATAGTTTTTGCTTAGGGCTTAATCCGATGCAGTCTGCGTCTTTAAAGTTAGCGAGGCAATCCTTATCGCCGGCATACTCTTTGCCCTTGCTCAGTAGCAGCTCTCTTTCTGCTTCTATCATCTTCTCGAAGAGATCTTTCTGTTCTGACCAAAGCATAAATCCCCCGTATGTACGGGGGATTTTACACAAATCTTCTGTTTTTATCGTTAGCTATAAGTAAAAGAGAAGTTAAATGTCACTTTTGTAGTGGTCGTATCCGAAGTATCTAGCGCCAGATTAACTTCATAGGTATTAAAGATGCCCTCTTGATCTAGGGCGTAATAAATACCGGCAAAATAAGCGTTAAGATAGTTACCCTTAAGGCGCAAATACGTTGGATTGTCGGTCGTAATGATTGACACCGAAAAGACAGATTTACCAGCCGCTGCGGCAGCCTGTAGACCTTGTAGGAGAGTTGTGTATGACCCTGGTCGCGGGCTAGAGTAACGCAGTGATTTGGCCGTAGCTGCCTGCGATGGGGCTACAGTGGTATCAAACGTAGATCCTGGCGTAACAGGGGTTTCAACGGTAAGTTCAACTTCTTCGCCGCCGTCTAGATAGCGGACTGTGTATCCCGCCAAAATAGGCGCGTTAGAACCTGAGTTCGCGATGGTGAACATCGGGCTAGTAGTGGCGACATCGACGGCGTCTTCTAGAACTACATTATCGTATTGCGGCAGGATGAATCTGCGACCCAGATCGAATGCGTCTGCTAGTTTTTTATTGAGCCCGTTGGCGCCATCAAGATACAGTGTTTTTAAAGTGGTCATGTTTTATCTCAGCAATATTATTGGTTTAGACCTGACGTGGGGTTGACTTCTCCATCTTCAATCTCTTGAATTTTGCCAAGCAAGAAGTCGATCTTGGCGCGCTCTAGCTTTACGACCGAAGAGTAACCACTTTTAAGATCCTTAACGATCTGTTGAGCAGCGATAAGCTTCTCATCATTTGCCTGCTCTTCTTTTAGAGCCTTGATCTTTTGCTCAGACTTTGCGATCAGATGCTCTGCTTCGTCTTGAGAAATGGACGCGTGGTTCTCCACGAAAGCTTTTGAAAGAATGCTGCTTGCTTTGCCGTAGTTGATCTTGCCCTTAGCCATGGTAGACTCCTTTTATTTGATCGTGTGTTATTTTACTCAATCATATAAAAATTGCTTTTTATTGACCTTTTTAAAAGTCACGTCTGGCGGTACTGAAACCGTGCATTTAAATGTTTTACAATTAAATCTAAGATACGAAGCGTACATCGCTTGCGCAACAGCGTCCACAACGTCAAAGCGAAAGTGTATGGGTTTGCCGGTGTTTTCTGAGATGCTGTGATTAGGGAACCGCACGCCAAAACGTTCCCAGAGGGCTTGAACGATCATGAGCTTTTTAGCTGGACCAGATCCCCACTTTTGTTTTTGCAATTTAGTCGGGGTCGATCTGCCAGCGGCAAAAACCTTCCAGTTAGAGATATTCAAAACCTCATAGTGCAGATTTTGCTCTCTGGCCCACATATGGATAACGGTTCGGTACGCAGGATTGACATTAGAACCTGATGCAAATCTAGACCCGAAGAAGTAGTCTTCGACGGCGATCTCATCAGCCTGAACGCGATTCTGAAGCTCTGAGATGCGCCTCTTGAGATCGAGACACCAATCCCCTATGTATTGAGATGAAGTGTCGACGTCGATGAAACCGTATTCCACGATTTCACAGCAATCGCCTACAATGCGAGCTACCGCGTACCCGGAAGAGCCTCCGGGATCTAGAGCAAGAATAGTTTTCAAAGTGGCCTCGTTATTCTTTAACTATCGACCACTGGCCATTCTTCTCGAGTTTTAACTTTTCTTTAACCACGGGGACAAGATGAAAGCCAGCGCCTTCTAATCTTTTTACCCCGCCGTGCTTGACGTTAATCTCTTCCATGCTCACCGGCTTATCGGTGATCCGGTAGCCGTTTTGAACGATGTGGTAGTGGTAAGATTCACCCTCAGATTTCGTGGTGAAAGCGAGAGGATTAGATGACGCCTTGACCTGCAGGGCTGCCTGTCCCATAGCAAAATCTTTTGCATCTGGGGTTTTGACCTGCTGCGCAATCTTGATAGGGTTCTTTTTGGACTTCGGCGCCAAGGACGGAGCTTTCGGGGGTTTTGGCGGCTCAATGGACGGCATCCTCAGGCTTGGCATCAAGTTGGCCTTCAGCAGATCTTTGATATCATTTAGTTTTTTAACAAAACTTTCCATCATGAAACTACTGATACGCCGTTCTTCTTGGTGACTGTAATGGACTGATCAAATAAAGCTTTTGCTTCGGACGCATGGTCTATTACTACTATACACCGCTTTACAGCCATCTCGCGCAAGAAGTCGATAACCCTGGTGCGATTAGAGGCATCTAGGTGATCAAAAGGTTCATCTAATATCAACGGGTTAAGTTGCGCCCCCGTATATCTGGCCACGACATCTGCTATGGCGAAATCTATGGCCAAAGATAAACATCTCCTTTCGCCACCAGATAGCGAACCTACTGGCCGTTTGACACCGTCTACCGTAAGCGAATCAGACATCTTAGATGTTACCGTGCCAGACTTATTCTCCTTAAAGGAGAGAAGTTCGTAAGACGAGTTTGGCCAGACAAACTGGACAATTTCTTGAATCTTATCGTTGAGCGCCTGGATAACAGA